ATATAACCTCCTTTGACATCCAATAATCAACCTCTTTGTATATTTCGTCAAGAGTATCCATTGTGCTCATCACAAATTCACCGTTTTTGAATACTCCCAATCGATAATATTCTCCAGTATCACATTTCGTTATATTGCATGAATACATATTAGTTTTCTCCTTTCATATCAACAATTTTTTGATAATTCTTTGGATCATATTTATTTGCTTTCATAATTATCCTCCTTTTGAATAGTTTATACATTTTTTGCTGCCCACTTCTTTTCTGATTCAACTGCGTCTTCTATTCTTTGAATACACTGTCGAATTGCGCGCTCTTTTGATTCAATGTGTTCCATTACATGTTGCTGAATCAAATCAGGACTTTGTCCTCTTACCCAAGCACTATTGGTACTAGAGATCATATTCCCAACATACTTTTCAATCCATTCAGCAAGACTTGAGACTTCATTCTCAACTATTGTTTTTGTTATATTGTCCATAATTATCCTCCTATTTATAAGTTTATACAATTTTGCCAAGTCTCTTGAGAGTCTTAGCGTTCTTTTTGTTCATTCGTCTAGCCATCTTATTGACTCTACGAATCATTTCATTTTGATCATATAGTTTCATATATTCTCCCCCTATTTATAAGTTTATACTGTTTTGTAAAATTTGTATTTGATAGATCCCGATTGTTTCCAATTAGTATGGCTTCGGCTACTCAGAATAACAAAAAAGTTATTCTTTTGGCTCTGTTGAGGGCTTTGGATCGGTCTCTGCTGTAAATGTGCAACTTATCTATATTCAATATACTACCAATTTGTATATCTGTACATAGGCAATTTTATTATAGGTTATGTCAAAGTGTATCAGTTTCTAGTACAAAGTATGGCAGTTTTATTATAGGCTTATATGTATGCATATTCAACTGTTCCGTCCATATTGTTTATTTTGACTTTATGTAAGAATTGTCCGTTATGTTTGTTCCGTTTATAAGCTAACAAATCTTTTTTGTTATTTCCAAGACTTCTTATATATCCAATCAACATTATAGGACCAAACATATATATCATTACTGCTATCATTTTGAATATTATTATAAGTATATTCATATTTATATTCTCCTTATTATAGGCCCATTATACCACCGTTTTGACATTTTGTACATAGGCAAAATGGCCAAAAAGTCATTTTGCTCAAACCTGCCTCTGAGTCACATCTGAGTGGTTTTTGCCTTTCAGATGATATATTATCCATTTTTGTATTCAAATGGCCTTCTCGGGTCATTCTGGTGACTCATATTTTTGAAGGTATTATAGCCTATAATAATTTGCCTATGTACAAATACAAAAATTGGTGGTACTATGATAATAGTACAAAATTTAGTTATAAGTGTTGAATATATTATGAGATAACTTACACAAACATTATAAACATATAATTTGAAACTGTTGACAATGATAATATTGTCAATTGTGACAAACCTTTGAGAGGAGGTATTTATGTTGTACTTATATTTGATTATCTATTTTGAAATGTTTTTGATTTTTATTCTGTGCCTATTTATGATATGGTGCAGTTTGATATGGTTTGATATAGTCTGCAGAGCATATGACGCTATGAGCCGTATTGTGAGACAATGAACGGGAATGAGCAGAAATTTTCAAATCGATGAACTGGAAACTGCGAGCAAAAAAAATGAGCAGACTGCGGGCAAAAAATGTACCAAATAAATGAACAAAAATTTTCAAACAAAGTTTTTCAAAAATCTATTAAACTTTTCAAAGAATATTTCAAATGTTTTTCTGCTTTATCTACCGACAAAGCATGTTTTATTTAATGAATGTCTCTAAATCTATTATAAGAAATTTATACTTATATAAACACTTATTTTCTTTAGTCGTAATATCTATTATTATACTAAATTATAAAAGATCTTAATTCTTCACGCACTTCATGAATCTATATACTCATTTTATCAGTCTCCTAGTAAACTTGAATCAGCTATCTGAGCTCACTCGTTGACACGCGTGTCATTTGTTTGTCAATAATGGTAGATTATATGACTTCATCATAAATTAGCAAAATTTGATTAGTTCGACTAAAATTTCAAATCTGAAACTTTTTCATTTTCAGCTGGATTAACTTAAATTTCAGATCTGAAAATATTCGTCTTTTTGACTGGTTTAACTTAAATTTTGAATCTGAAAGTATTTATAAAATTACTAGGTAAGCAAAAGGGCCTCCTGCTCGAGACCCTTTATAAGCCCAAACCCATGCGGTAGTGTTATTTACACGTGATTATTATAGTTACATTTTTATTTTTGAATGAACTCTCTTTCTTTTCCGGAGTAATAGTCTCTTTTAACATCTCATATCCAAGTCCTTGATAAAAGCGGACTTGTTTGCTATATACTTCTTCACTAGTATAATCATAATGAATTGTTTTAACTGGTGACATAAGTTTCCTCCTTTATATTTTCATAGACATTAATCCTTCATCAATTAAATCTAAAGTCTTTTGTTCTCGTGGCGTTTTTGCATTTCTTAAATGTTTATGCCACATAAGCAAATTAAAAATATCCTGTCTAGAATGTCGTTCAAGAGCTTCTCTCACCTCTGCAATAGTAGGATACTGTTCAATTGTATTTCTCTTTTTGCTTGTGACTTCTTCTAAAACTTCATTAAACAAATTTGACATAATTTAATTCACCTCCTTATCTAAACTTAAAATTTTATTTAGCATAATTAAACAATTCAGAAATATCACATACGGTCACTTCAACTTTATCATTATTACTTAAAGTTAAATTTACTTTTTTGCCAATCTTTCCTTCTTTAAAAGCTTTTTTAGCTTTTTCTGGTACATTTATAGTAACTTTGCATCCACTCATATGATATTCACCTCCTTTACCATAATCTACCAATTAGAATTCCTGTTAATAATAAAACAACAACTGAGAATAAACCTAAGCAATAAGAAAAGAGAAGATCTTCTTTAGTTCTGTTTGTAGAATCAAATTCTGTGTATATCATAGTTTGCTCCTAATACAAATATATAACCATTTTAAAAGAATGTACATAGGCAAAATTATTATAGGATATTTGCCTTTGAGAATGGTCCATAGTAACTATTGTCTTTATAAAAACAGTGTCACTCAACTCATCGTAGTGCCTTCTACGCGAAGGCAAATTAAATAGAACTAAAAAAAGAGCCTTTCGACTCTTTTTTTAGAACTCACAAGTGTTAACTAAAGACTAGTATTCATTTACCATCTTGATTCCTTCTTCTTTTGCAAACCTCTCGACTCTTCTATCTTTTAGAATCAAATTGTCCTTATCACAATTTGCCTGAAGCATTTCTCGAATCTCTCCATTAACATCATCTACATCATAATAAGCTTCTTCAAGGCCATTATTCCAAAGATATTTTTTATAATTTTGTACTAAATCTTTATCATTTTTATAACTGTGTAAACTTTTCAAATGGTATCTACGAACTACATTTTCCATATTCTCACCTCCTTTTTTTTAAGATTCTTTCTTATAGCTCACAGGATTTTTTGTATCCAGCAACACACGTATCAGTACCAGCTCCACCAAGTGCAGCATCATTGTCCTGTCCAATCAAAGTATCATTGCCTCTTCCACCAACCATATAATCTGCTCCACCTTCTCCGTATATTTTGTCATTTCCATCTTCTCCATAAAGAGAATCTGCATCATTTCCGCCTACAATAACATCATTTCCATTTCCGCCTTTAATTGAATCTGCTCCATCTTCACCAACAATGCAGTCTTTTCCGCCGAATCCTTTAATTGAATCTGCTCCACCCATTCCAAAGATAAGATCTCTTCCTTCTGTGCCTTTAATAGAATCTGCTCGAGGAGTTCCAACAATAATATTATCAAAAGTCATACCTGCGCATTCTGAAGGAGTTTCTGGCACAGCTGTTACAGGAGCAACAACAAAAAATGAAAGAGCGGCAATTGAAGTTAAAACTACTAATGTATTTTTCATATTCTATTCACCTCCCTTCAATAGATTTTAGTACCGGTCTGAGATTTGCACTCCAAGCTAATTAGTCTTCTAAGAAACTTTATACACAGATTACGTTTCTGTTTCAGTCTCTTCACCGGCAATAATATTATATTCGGTTTGAATATAAAAGTACATAGGCAAATTATTTACACCACAAATAAGTAAATGTTCCGTACTCAAGATAAGCTCCATCTAATTCCATAGCATGTTCCCATTCTTCTACTCTTTTCATAGCTTCTTCCATGTTTTTGCCTTTACCAATGTAAGACATTTTCTGTTTTTCTAAATCTTTCTTTGTGACTACTAATTCTCCGTTTTTAATTTTGCCACCACAACAACTGGCAGTACAATGCCATATATCAAATGTCTTTGGATCTATGTATATATAATTATCTGCGCTCATAATTTATCTTCATATTCTACTTGTATTACATATTTGCCATTCCACACTTTATTATTTTGTCGATACCAAGTAATTTGTGCCATTTCTCCATTAAACATTGTTTCTTTAATTTCTCCATCTAAATTTGATATAAGCCCAATTTGATCTATAATAATGCTTTTTATTTTATTTTCCATACTAAAAATCTCCTTCTGCAACTTGTAAACAAGTAAGCCCAGCATTTCTCCACATTTGTACCACTTGATCTCTATCATCTAAAACAAATTTAACATTAAACTTGCTCTTGATATTATTATCATAAAACTCTTTCTTGACTATTGAATCTTTTCTAATGTCTCCTGTTTGTCTCATAAAAAGAAAGTCATAATAAATTCCATTGTTTTCAAGCCATTGTTCTGTTTGTTTTCTAAACTTCTCTTGTCTTCCGCTACAGAGAATAATAAATAGATTATGTTCTTCTGTTTCATTGTCAACATCAAGATTATTATCTAATAGCTCTTTAACAACTTTATTTACTTCATCTTTAGTAAAATCTCTTTCATATGGATTAGCTTTACCAAATAGAGCTAAGGTACCGTCAATATCACACATAATAGCGTTTGGTAAATTAGGATCGTAAATTATTATTTCTTTTTTAGCTATATATTGATTATACATTTTGTTTATTACTTTTGAACCAACTGAATTAGGACGTGCTAAATCCCTTTTAATACATTCATCTTTGTCTACATTAGTAAAATCAACAACCTCAAATTCTGCTTTAAAACTTGCTATAAGATTTTTGAAATGATCTTCTAAACTTGGATCCAAATTAGTATCATCTATAATTACATTTTGTCCAGCAGATAAACATTCAACAATAATAAGATCTCTTATATTTCTAATGAGTTTTTCATTATCTTGAGACCATTTTCCGTTGTCAATCATTAAGCGCAATTCATCACGGTTGACTCTTTTATATTTAAAAGGCCCATTCATTAACATTTTAGCACTTGTAGATTTTCCTGATCCAGGAAGACCTTTCATCATTAGCACTTTCATAGTAGTTTAACTCTTGCTGCTGAAGCCCAATTGTCGAGCCAAGTAGCAAAATAAATAATTTGCATTAATATCCATTTCTTTACTTCTTTCATATCCAAAATTCCTTTCGCACTTTTAATAAAAATTCGTTTACAGGTTCAAAATTAGCTTTCTTGTCTGGATTAAGAACAAAAGCTTCTTCAACTTTTCTTTGCCACATGAGACAAGAATCGACAACCTCTCCTACTGAATACTTTCCTTCTTTAAATCGTTTTACGGTTTCTCCAACTAAAGTATCTATTATTCTAATAGTAAATGTTCCAGTAGTAAGAAGTTCATATGCATTATAGAGACTTCTTAAATATGCTGCTGCAAATTTGTTTGGTTTACCATCTTTATTATCTAAGAATTTCTTTCTTTGATTAAGTCCATATCCTATAAAAGCATTCTTGACATCATTTGAATTCCAGATATAAGGAAATAGATCTCTTAATTCTTGTCCCCAATCAACTTTACCTTCATGAGTCCATTCAGCAGCATCTTCATTTATTCTTGGTGCCAAAAATGTTTCTAATATTGTAGGATTACATTTAGTAGCTAAGAATAAGAAATGTCCAAGCTCCCAAGATGTATCGTCTTCTTTACCTTCAACCCAATGAGTTTGTTCACACACACCACCAATTTTGAGAATCTCAGAAGTAGGCACTAAAAATACTCCTCTATAATCAAAATCAGAATTTTCATTTGCTAAACCGTGTGCGCGACTACCACACAACACTTTTAAAATCATTGTTCTTTTCTCTTTTTGCATGTTTTCCTTTTGTTATTTAATACAATATCATTCTACTTCTAAACATTCAGCATATGCTGTAAGCCAAGAATGTGCGGGTTTATATTTAAAACAAACTTTATGAGCTTCTGGATAATAATTAGACTCTGAGTCACCAAGAGACCAATACAAATATAAAAAACTAGATATACCAATCATACAAATTATTATAAATGCTATCCAAAATTTTGTATCACTATTCATGATTCCTCCTTATAAACTATTAATACAGAATAAGAATATAAATAAGTATCCCTATCATATGCATGTTGAAATTGAATCTCTTGTATATTAAAGTGTTTATTATCTTTATGACAGGCAATAAATTCATTTATTTCATTTTCTAGTCGTTCTTTTATATTAGCTTGAAAAATTTTTATCTTCATATATTACTTCTTATAATATCAAACTCATTGTGTGTAACATCCTTTAAAAGTGTTCCATTATTTAATCGTATCCAATATAATTGTATTTGACCTGGACACAATGATCCTCCACCCGGAACAGCATAATATGATCTAGTAATTATTCCCTCAGGATTTTTTTCGATAGTTAGTAATTTAACTTTTTGTCCTTCCATATATTGTCCTTTAAAAAACTGGTTCAATTGTCATTGAGTCTCCTTCTAGACTTTCAAGTAATTTATTTTTATACCACTCAGGAACACCTCGGATTGATGATCGAAGAATATCTTTAATAAACATCTTATATAATACATTCTTGATATTATCTTTTTCTTCTTCCTCGATATCTTTCTGAACCATATCCATAAGTGGTCCAATGTCTTTAAGACTATTAGTAAGAAGACCTTGTTCTTTCATATGTATTAGAGCTTTTTGCCATCGTGGTTCTGCTGCAAAAGCTTTTACATAATCTTGTAAAGTGTCTTTTGGTTGTCTAATTTTCCAATCTACTGTATGTAGTTCTTTGAATTCTTCTCTTACATACTTTGTAAAGAGAGGAAATAAATGACCTCCAATGTAAATATTCTGTGCGTAATTTTTAATAACAACACCTTCTAAAATTAAGTCTCCGAGATAGCTTTTTGTGGTAAGAAGACTTTTAATTTTCTCAACATCAGCAATTCCTCTATATAATTCAGGAATGACATCTATATTCAAATTCTTTGCGCTATTTTCAAGCTCTTCTCTTGAGCCCCATCTTCCATTAATCATTACATCAAATAAAACTAAATGATTTGTAGGTATTCGATCATATTTAAGTGTATTATGCTTTGGTTTTTGTAAATATTCACAATAGTAATAGACATCTTTTGGGCAAACATGTGCATAAAGTCCGTTTGTTGCTTGTTCGTTTATATATTCTACAGCATCTTTGAACATTTTGTCATATCGATCTATAGTTTGAAGACAACTTTTGCTTCTCATTGTAATTTGACCGTCTTCATTAAATCCAAAGCCAAATTGACTTCCATCAACTTTTTCTTGAACAACAACTTCTCCAACAAGAGCATTTTCTGTGTTTGAACCTCCTATTGCTAATACTTTTGTATAACTAGGTACTGCTTTCATAATTTACTCCATGTACACTCACATTTTACGCACATAAATTCTCCACAATATCCTCCAGAATCATTAGGCTCTACCGTTCCATAAATCCACCCTTCTTCTTTACAATATGGACATTCTGAATTTTCGCCCATATAATAATAGCCTAAAGGTATTTTGATTCTTCTTAAATCTGGATAATCTTTGAAATTATCAACTATCATAGTTTCTTTTCTAATTCTTCTTTACTCTTTTGAGATGCCGCATACCAGACCTCTACCATAAAAACTGGCGTTGCCATTCGAAATGGACAATTGTGATCAGCATCACATAGTTCTTTTATTAAGAGACTACTTAGCCTTGCCTCGTGTAATTGTTCTTCTTTCATAATGTTGTGTTGGAACAATAATATTTTGTTTAGGTTCAACTTCTATTTTTTCTTCAACTTCTATGTCTTCTTTTATCTGTGAAAACGGAACTTCTCTTTCATCATCTAAAGGATCATCTCCATATAATGAAACAGCGTCTTCATCATATTGTTTTAGCTCATCTTCCATACTGATAATTGTGTCATCAATATCTTCAATGTTTCCTTTAGCAGAAAAAGCATTCATTCCGGTTTGATCAGTCACTTTTAGTTCAAAAGCATAATCGTATTTGTATTTCATGTGAATATTATAATTCAATTTTGAATATTTGTAAATAGGGAAAATTATATAGTATCTTCAATCTCAAAACGAGAATAATATTTAGTCTGTACAATAGTTTCTTCAGGAAGAATAACTGCAGTAAGAGCTCCTTGATTATGCATAAAAGTATCTAATCCTATTTTATTATCCATAATATAAGGCTGAAGATGTGTCCTGGGATTCTTAGTATATTGAATAGTGTGCCCGAAGATGATCTTCTTTTCCCATTTAAAATTAGAAGTAATAAAATTTCTTGCCCAAATCCAATTATATCTAGGCCAATTCTTTTCTTTCTTGCACCACTCTAAAGTATGATATGAATGAGGACCTCCATGCACAAAGAAATACCTGTCAGTTTCATAATATGTTGGTAGATTATAAAGAAATTCTATATGTTCTTTAGGAATAACATGCACAGGATTAACCAAAGCTCTTTCGTATTTAGAAAATTTAGAAGCTCTTATATAAGAATCTGTTGTTTCTTTACCGCCTTGATTCCACCAAAGATAATAATCTCCATACACTGGATGTTTTGGATTTATTGCGTCAAGGAAGAGATCCTCATGATTTCCATATAAAAATTTCCAATGAGGATAGCCATTTTTAGCCGTAAATAGCCAATCGATTACTTTTTTTGTATCCGGACCGCCATCAATGTAGTCTCCTAAAAAGACAAAAGTATCGTCATGCAAAGAAACTCCATGCTCATGAATAAGTTTATCCATAAGTTCTTGAAGTTGATTAAAATGCCCGTGGATATCTCCTATAGCAATAATCCGATTATTCATTTTCCTCCTTCAAGATTTTATTTCTTTCTACCCAACTTCGACGAATTGTTTTGCCTGTTGATATTTCTTTATATTCAATGCAAAGCTCATAAAGATCATCATGTATTTTACAGATTTCGTCAAAAAGCTCTTCATAATGTTTATCTATTAATTCTTCAATTGTTCTCATATCTTTTAATTAATTCTTCTAACAGAACAGGTTTATAATCTTCATGTTCTATTGCAAGAAGTTTATTGAACGGTTTTACTTTATATTCCCAATATTTAGGATCAGATACATGAAAATGACCATGAATATTTATTCGTGTGCCTTCAGGCAATTCTGATATTGGCACATGAGAGAAAACTATCCCTTCATATATTATTTGATCACAAGCAAAATCAAATCCTTGTTCTATATACCAGTTAATAGGCTTAGTATCATGATTACCTTTAATCAATATCTTTTTACCGGGTAGTTGAACTAATATACTTTTTAATTTATCTCTGTCTCCTAATATAACATCACCAAGATGAATTATTACATCATCATATTGAACCATTTCTTTCCAATTCTTTATCATTAATTCATTATGATTTTCTGGTCTATTACAATATTTAATAATATTTGTATGGAGCCAATGAGTATCAGTGATAATCCAAATTTGCATACGTATATTATATCTTGTTTTATCATTTTTGTATACTTTTAGTTTTTCTCTATTTACTTTCTATTCAAAGTGATTTATAATTTGAACATGATGACATTTCTTCCCTACTCTGACTTTAAAAAATCTGCTAGATGTTTAGACTATAAAAGACTTGGAAAACAACGAGTTGAGGCTTATCAGATTCTTAATTGTTTACTTATTAAAGAATCAAGATGGCATAATCATCCAGCAGTATTGATGTGGAAAAACCACGAAGCTTCTCTTTGTCTTTATACTTTAGCAATGATTTCAGAATGGACTAACAGAGGATACAAAGATTCTTTAAGAATGAAAATATGGAACTTATATGCGATTGCTATTAAAAAAGACAATAAACAAACAGTTCCTAATTGGCTAGGAACTAGGAACTTTCATCTCTCGCATCAATCAAATCTTGTGCGTAAATTTCCTGAACATTATCGAAAATATTTTCCTAGTGTACCTGATAATTTAGAATATTATTGGCCATCGAAACATTCGTAAATTAATGAACATCTTTCAAAAAGAAAGTTACAATTAATTTATGAATGAACAAAAATTAGGACTGTACACACCAGATGGATTTGAAACAGTTGATCAAATTATAGAAAAAGGATTAAAGAGAGAAAAAAAGCCTTTTCTTCAAGAATTTGTTCACGGAGCAGCCTCACTTTTTGATAGAGCCACAGAATTATTACAAGAAACTCAACAGTTCATGGGAGAAACTACTCTCAATGATAAAGAAGCAATATGGAGAGTAAATGCAGAAAATCCAAATGCTCCTATAGGAATTCTATTAGCAACTGATATTCATTATGGAAGTGTTAAGTCTGACTATGAATTACTCAAAGAGCATTTAGATCTTATCGAAAATACTCCAAATTTCTTTATAGTCACAAATGGAGATCATGTAGACAATTTTAATATCACAGGAAAATGGGCAACAGGAGTATACGAAAATCCTTTGCCCCCACAAATTCAAACAAAGGCATTCATCGAAAAATTAGAAGACCTAGATCGTAAAGGAAAACTTGGAGTAATGAGTTTTGGAAACCATGATGATTTTGGAAGTGTTACTGGATATGACTGGTTTGATACTTTTTGTACTAATCTAAGAGCTCCTGTGTTTAAAACAGGAGGACTTTTACACATTTTGCATGGAAAAGAACAATACAATTTAGCACTTACTCATATGTATTGGGGCAATTCCAAATTGAACCCTACAAATGCAGCAAAGCGTTTTTGGGAACATGAATATCCAGAAGCAGATATTGTTTTCTTAGGGCATACGCACCAATCCGAAATGTTACACTGGGAACGAGGAGGAAAAGATCGAATTGCAGTTATTGGAGGCACATACAAAACTGAAGACGACTATGCAAGGAAAAGAGGAATTGGAGGAAGAGGAGGTAGTCCAGGCATGTGTGTAGTGCTTTATCCTAATGAAAGAAGAATTGTTGGATTCAAAGACATTCATGATGCAGTAAATTTTGTTCAAGGACAAGTATGAAAACTCAAAATCTTATAATTTCAGATATATTAAATCAATCTGAAAAAAATCAATTAAAGCTTCCAATCTATAAAAACTTTTTAAATCCAATCATTGCAAGAGAAGATCAGGAATGGTTTTCTTTTCCAAATAAATTAAACTTATTTCAAAAATTTAAGTTAATCTTCAGAATTTTATTTCGTCCTTATATTTCAATATTTTACAAAGCTTCACAAAAGGTATAAAATAAATTATTAGCTTTCTTAAAAATCAGTTAGTGGAGTGCTTGCACTCTGCCGACTGATTCTCTAGAAAGCTAATTTTGTCTTATTAGAGTCTAATAATTGATTTATCTTCTTTTGTACTATTTTCTTCATTTTTCTGTTTACAATTGATTTATATGTTTTTAATCTGAAAGGAGAGGAAATGAGCGAAAGATTTTTATTTGTAGAAACTCCAAAAGAAACACAAGGCGAATTTGCAACATTGATGAATGTCGTTGCAGAACAAAATAAAAAAAGAGAAAATTGGGAAGCTCATGATACTCCTGAAATAGTCACAAAATTTATAGTAGAAGAAGCAAATGAATTAAAAGAAGCAGTTGAACTTGAAAAAACACCAATAGAAATAGCGTCAGAAATAGGCGATGTTTTATATCTTACTCTTCGTTTATGTTCTCAAACAGGAATTGATCCAAGAGATGCTATAGAAATGAAAATAGTAAGAAACTCATTAAAATATTTAGATGTCCTCAATAGCTCAGGAGACTATCAACAAGGAATAAAACAAAGTAGAGAAATATATAAAAGAATGGGTGGAGATGAAGCTTTTTATGATGCTTATATACATCTTATAGAAGATATTCAAGATGCTCCCGAAGGTTTCACTTTGCCAGAGAATTCTTTAATTAGATTAGAAAATGAACATCAACAACAAACTATAATTCAAGAACAAGTAATATTTCAAGCTTAAAGACTAAAAATCCACATATCATTTTTAATCTCTGAACACTTCCAAGCACACCCAGCAACTGCATCAGCCAAGTCTTTGCTTCCATCAACTGGATGATCAACTTTTGTCCCATTTATTAATTGCAATTTTGCTAGTTCTTCACACAAAACTTGATTTGAAGGCCAATGAATAAGATTGTTATATACTAAAGCTCTTAAATTTCGATATATTTCAAGCTGTTGTCCTCTAGAGAAAGTCATATCCTCTGCTTTAATTCCATTGACAATAAGCTCCTGAATTGTGGTAGCTGAATTCCATCTATCAAAAGTAACTGATTTTAAATTAAAACAAGTAGACAACATTATTATCGTGTCTTTTACATTAAGAATGTCAACAGGTTTACCATCTTGAGGTTCCCAGACTAAAATTAAATCAATTTGTACCTTTGGCAAAATCACAAGCTCTTCATCTTTTTTAATTTCTTTTTCTTCTCCTTGAATAACGTGCCCCATTGCTAACACAAAAGAATCAGACAAAAGACCAGGATCACAATGAACAAAATATTCATGCACAAAATCTTTCTTCAAAGGCTCTATTGTCAAAGCAGTATATTCTTTTTGTCCATTTTCTATATTACGTATTGTTGTAGTGCCTTCAACAAAGACAACAGGTTCAGTATCAGAATTACATTCATAAATTTTATTAGTTAAAGTAAAGAAGGCATCTGTAATAGCCGGAGGTATACATTCATACTTAGTTCGAGCGTCTTCTGGATCTGTTCTATAATCATCTGCAAAATCTTCTCTTTTTCTTATTGGATGAATATCCCATGTTGCTCCCATGTCTCCATAAATGTGAGGCTGGTCTTTTGATTGATTATACAGCCTTATAGTAAAATCATTTTGATAACGCGGATATGAAATAACAATTCCAATCCACTGTTGTCCGAAACGAGATGTAGCAGATGATTTAAGAGTTGAATAAATAGCATCTGCGTTAGCTCTTTTTGTTTTATCTTTAAAAGCTGAAGCCTCATCCATTACCCAAGCTAATATATTAAATCCTTCATAGGATTCATTTTCCGAGTGCCTTGAATGAAGTCTAACACCGTTTGGAAACTCTACTTTGTCTTCAATAATATGAGGTGAAAATCGTTGGAACATAGGTTTTTGAATTCGCTGTTTTAATTTAGCAAAGAAGACAAGATTTGCTTGAGATGCTGAATAAGCAACATTAATAACATCAAGAGGCTCTCCTGGAGCTACTCCAAGATACTTTTGTGGACTTTTTAAACAGCAAAGAATATAAGAAAGATAAGAAATAATCACTGCAGAAAGATAGTCTTTTCCTGCTCCTTTTCCCCAAAGAAGAACTCCTGTCGTTTTTCCATTAGTGCGTCTAAAAATCTTTTTAGGATCTTCTCCAAGAATAGAAACTGCAGCTTTTCTTTGGCGCGGAGAGAGAGGAGGCAAATCTTGATAAAGAGGACTAGATATATAAGTATCTAAATCAACAGGAGTTTCTTTCCAATCAGGATCACCCTCTATAATCTCCTCTGCTTCATCAAGAAAGAGCTTATTAAGCTCTTCAGCCAAACCAGTTTGAATTTGTTTGTCATTCTGTGATAACATCTACATCTCCACCTTTATCTCCAAGGGGTTGTTGTCCTTGCATTTCTAATTTCATTCGATCACGAATTCTAATAAATGTAGGTCGATCAACTTCTTGATTAATAATTTCTATAATACGTTTTACTAGTCCTGAAAAAACAACTACGTTTACTCTTGTTCCAGTTTGAAGCTCGCCAGATAATTTAGCTCCAAGCTCAAGAGTTTGTCTTAATTCTCCTAAAATCATAGCATATGCCATGCCTGCCTTTGGATCAATATATGCTTTAGCATCTTCAAGTTCTGTAATAACGTTTCGTATTCTTGAAAATAATGCTCGTGCTTCATCATTATATGTGACAATAGTGTCATGAAGAAGCGCTTTATCCTTAGCTGGTAAATATGGAGCATTTTCTTTTGCTAAAACCATTGCAGCAGAAAGATCTCTCTTTACATATTTTGCTGGCATATTTAATATTGTTGCAATTTCGTCAACAGACTTTTTTTCACCTTTTAGTTTTATAATTTTTTTAATCCGTTCTTTTCGATCTTTTGTCATTTTTATAGGATTAGTGGGAGCATGAGAAACATATGGAATTTTATTTCTATCCATATTAACGTCCCAAGAAGTTATTTCTCCCACGTTTTTCTTTTCAACTTTCGGTAGATTCGGATTTTTCCGTGGTCGTGGCATATTTTTCCTTTCGTCGTTTTAATTTTCTATCAATTGTGTCATTTACCCTTGAATAAAATTTTCTGCGTCCAGCTTCAGGAGATATTCCAGAAGCCATGCAAATAGAGGCAAATAGAGGACTTCTATCAACAAATTCTCTCGCTTCTTGTGCTAATCTTTTTTGATCTTTTATTGAATTCCATAATTTCTTAATCTTTTCTGCTATTCTTGCTTCTCGCAAGCGATAAAATATAATCTGTTGTTCAGTATCTCTAATTAATGCTCTCAAAAGAAGTATTTCTCCATCAGTAATATCTTCATCTTTAACATTGCCAAGACTCTTGTGAAACTTCGTTGGTTTGTCTTCATTCATAATTCTCCTTAATTACTTCAATTGCTGCTAATCCAATTGCTAAAGCATCGCTGCTATTATCGTCCTCTATGTTTAAAAGCGGAAATTTCTCTAACATTTTTTGTTTTACTGTTTGCTTAGCTTCTTCTCTATCTTTAAAATGAACAATTCCTGCAGCTTTTTTGGCAGTCATTGGATGTATTTCTATTATTTGATTACTATTATATCCACTTATTAAAAGTACTGCACAAAACACTCCAAATATCTCTCCCATTTTCATTGATGTGCTTTTGCTTATTCCAAGATAAGGAGTCTCAATAGCTATATAATCAAAATTTCCATTTAGAAGAAATTCTTGAACAAAAGGAATAAGAGTAGCAAGTCGATCAAGAATGTGATTTCCTTTTAAGTGAATTGTTTTACACCAAAGAGGGACATTATCTACAAAACAAGCAAATCCTGGTGTTGAGGAAGAAGGGTCAATACAAAAAATCTTCATGAAACAATTGTATCACGAAGACGTATAAAAGTAAAACTTTCTATATAAAACTATATCAATATTCTATGTGAAAGTATTGAAGTAGACCAGCAATGACAGAAAGTACAAGAATAATAATGAATATAGTCTTAAATACTGGTCCAAACATTGAAAGTATTCCAATAATGAAAGCATATGTTGCTATTAACAATATCAGAAACAAAGGCCATGTAAAAATAACTAAGAGTAAAAATAGCAAAAAGGCTATCATATATAAGTATTATATACTGTTTAATTCTTACTGTACATAGACAAAGTTGAGAGTATTGTTTGAGTCACTACGATGAGCTCAGATGTCATCAACATCATTGAATGATATTATATAGGACACGATCCAGAAGAACATTTTAAGCTCTCTAAGTCGATGTCCTCTGTCAATTCAGAATCTTTGATTTGTTCTACTAACCAAACGAATTTGCCAGGAGGAAGAGGCTCTTCGGGTTGATATTCATATGAAGTAACATCTATCTGAGGCATAACAGTACAACATTTTACTTGAGATTGATATTGTGTTATCATTTTCACAAATTCTTCAAATGAAACTTTCTTTGGATCATATTTTAATGTATAAGAGATTTGATTTCCTGTGTCATTAATTGAATCTCCTCTAAGCCAATATTTCTCTAAAAGCATAAGCCATTTATATTGTTCTTCTGGAGTAGCTTCTGACGCAGTCACTAATTTTCCATTCATTCCAAGTTTGCAAATCTCAGGTTGAGTTGGAAATCCTATAATAATAGTGCCATGATAAGCTTTTAATTCTTTATGAGGATAACCAAGATCAATATACTTTTGAACTAACGGATCATCTTCTCTGAATTGAACCCATCTAAGGTATTCTTTCATAGAAGGAAGATGTGCTCCTTCTGTAAGCCCGAAGAGTTTACTTGTTGTGCCTGCTGGTTTTATTGTTGTATCTGTATGAGGAACAGGAAGCTCAAGAGTAAGACAATATTGTTCAGCTTCTTGTTTTACTGCTTTACTAAATTCAGATATAGCATTCCAAAATGATTGTGACTTTTCTTCATCAATTAAATCTCTAAATCCATAACCAAAAGCTTTCCATGCATATTCATGAATTCCTGTCATTCCAACACCAATTCTATTAGTTCGATGAGTTTCTATATGATATAAACTATCCATTAAATTCACACGAATCAAAGCTCGCGTTGCTGCTTTAAAGGCTTCTAAAGCTTCTTCTTTTGTTTCTGTGAGGTAAGGAACTACATCAGCTATAACACAATATCCACCAAGCATATTAAGACTGACTTCGCCACAAGGATTTGTAATTTGAGAATATTTCTTCTCTTTTACTATATTAGCAATATGAGAAAGAAGAATTTTACTTGGTTGTTCAACATCAAACTTTTTAGAACCTACATAGTCTCCAGAGAAGAAAGATTCAAATCCAGTATTATTTTGTACTAATTTATCTTGATTAATGAATCCAGGTTCACCAGTACCGTCATTATACGCTGCTTGTAATGCTATTTTTAGTATACTTTTTGAAAGTTCTGTGTCTTGTCTCCAGAACTCAGCATCTACAGTTATAGAATTATTTGAAGACCAAAGAAATCCGCCTTTTTTAATATTTATAAAATCAAATATGCCAGGATCTTTCCAATATTTTGTGCTCATTCTTGCCGAACGTCTAGCTCCACCGACAAGAACACATTCGGCTAAATAATGATCAATCCACATTGCCTGTTCCCATAATTGCATTTTTGTTGTTTTAATTGAAGCAATATTCTCAATTGCTTTCATTGTTGGCTTAGGTCCTGAAGAAGGCCTATTCTGCATACCATGAATTGGAGCGCCTTTAGGTCGTACTTCAGAAAAATCCAATACAACTAATTGATCTTTGTATATTTTTTCGTATGCCATTGTTTCAAGTGTTTCAATTGCTTTTGCCCACCCTTCTCTGCTATCTTCTACAGTATAGAACATTGCATCTCTATATTTTCTTTGTGCCTCTTCTAAGCTTTCATCTTGTCCCCAAACAAAATCAGAGTGTTTAGTGCTAAGGACGACGCGTAGAGCCGGCAAAAAAGACCAATCGACAATACACATGTCATCGTCATATGCTCTCCCGACGCCAGATCCATTAAGAAGTAAGTAAAATAATACAAAACTTGTAGTTGCTGTGCTACAATTAGTAAATACTTCCATGTTTCGAATTATTTGATTTTCATCACCATGTTGAAGATGCCGGCCTGACATAAGAAGACTACCATTGGATATATGTCTCTCAAGAATTTCTTGTTCTACTTTTATGTGTTCATCAAACGAACCTGGTTGAAATTTCCACGCATTTGCATCTTCACGAAGCTTAATAAGATTTGCATTTCCTGCTGCTACTCGATGAGCAACATCTTGCCAAGTTTCTAATGAACCATCTTCTTTTGTTCGAAGAATCGTTCTTTTGGCAACGGCTTCACCCATGCCTTTTGATAATTGTCGAGTTTTCATAATAAAAGAGAAAAAAAATAGAGCTCAAGCTCTATCTTTAGAAGCAGACGTAAAACTATCTTATAGCAACTTCAACCTCATACTTTTCGTTTCAATCTCATTTCGTTATTGAGGATTAATAAAATAAAAGTAAAATTGAGGATACTCGTTTCTTAGAACTTTTTCATGAATTCCAACTATGTCACCAATAATTATGACATGTTTTCTATGCCCTTCTGTAACATCCTCAATTGTGTCTAAAGTCTCACAAAGTTCATCTATTCGATCATATCCTTCGTCAGCCACAATTGCTACGTACTTTACTTTTTTAAGAGCTTCTCTTAAAACAGGCTTATCAGAAGAAGGAGAAACTGTATATTGTTTCTTTGCAATGATTACTATATTCATATCTGTATATTATATACTGAAATCGTGAGTTTGTAAACCGTGATCTATTCTATACTGCTTATCTATTAGAGGTAGAATATGTTTAGTCGCATCAAAATCTTTTTGTAAGACAAGACTTGTAGAGCCTCTTCGTTCTGGAGTTCTTCGTCTTTCAACAAACTCTTCAACAGTCTTTCCTGTTAAAGCTCCGACAAAATATAAAATGTCTTCATTCTCATCCCAAAACATTTGTACATAATAATCGCAGAAAGATCCATACCATTTCTTTCGCTGTGACAAAGAATAACTAAGGACAAAATTACAGTTGAACGGAGATTTTATTATTTTGCTTGTCAACGTTGATGTTGCTTTTATGTCAATTGTGAACTCTTTATCATTGCCGTCTTTATCTTTTCCTAATATTCCTAAATCATAATTAGAATTAAATTCACCTGTCTTCACTCCATGATGTATACTTGAAAATATTATTCTATTTTTAGCTTTTTTGGAAAACATTTCTTGCAAAGCTAACTCACAAGTCATGCCGCTTATAGAGTCTACTAAAGCTTCTTCATCGTCTCTTCTATCTGTTTTTGCCTTTTTATATTTTTTTTCGTGTGCCTTAACTCCTAGTTGTTTAGTAAAATCTTTTTCCCAAGGTAAGATTCGATAAGCAGGATAAGGTAATAATATTTCTTCATTCTTTGTTTTCATTTTCAATAATAATTCGTCGTGGGCCAGATCCTGTAGAATATTCCTGCATCTGCACAAATTGTTTTGCTAATTCTTTATGGATCTTATAGGCTTCTGTTGATGTTATCTCCTTGTGTTTATGCTCAGTAGCATATTTCTCAATTTTCTTTTTAATACGTTTTCTTTGCTCTTTAAATTTATGATAATTTACGAGGGCATTATCATCATGTTCTTTTTGGAGCATATCAAAAGTTACTCCTTCTAACTCTAAAACAGAGAAGCTTTTGCCGAGTTTATTTTTATAATATTCTTTGACTTTTCTAAATTGAGCTCCCATTGAGAGCAAAAATGCTGCTTCGTATAAGTCAGCACTAAGATATACTTCCATGTATTGTGATAGTCACCTCCTTTAATCATCTTTGTTTATTACTCCTCTCATCTGAGGTGGAATTATTCCATCAAAGATTGATTTCTTTCCTTGTAAATTCGTTCCGCGCAAAGGATCAATAATCTTTGGTTGGTCTAAAGGAGGAGTGGTAGGATTCGGCCTCTTAGCTAATTCTTCCTCTTCTGGTGTCAACTTATGAACTTGAGCATCCGTTGTAGATTTAACATTGTCTGGCATCCAATCAACTTTGTTTACAATTTCTTGATTTTCAAAATTTGCTCCGTTTTTTATTAAGTAAGTGATTGCTTCTTTTAAAGTTTCAAATTCTTTAATATCGTGTACCTTCTCACTGTAGAGAAGAGTTATATATTTCTTTTCCATAATATTATCCTTTTTTATTAGTGGACTCGGAGGGTGTTGCTCCCTCGTCCGAAAGATTTTCTTGAATATGTTTAGCATGTTTGTTCATTTATAAGTATGACAACTATAACGTCTCCACCAAGTCTATTTTAGTTCAGACAAAGAACTCGTTTGTGTTTAACTCAAACAAAAGCATAGCCTGCTGGGTTTGACACAGAAAACTGACTTGCAAGCCAATCATTAGCTTTCTGAGCAAGAGATTTAATACTCTTGAAAAGTGTTTTAATAGCTTTTATTATTTTTTGATTAACGGAATCACCGACATGCAATATAAAAGAGCCTCAGACGTCGATTCAAATTCGAGCCCGTGTATATATTATATCTTATTCTTTTTATTTTGTAAAGGTTCAAGATACTTCTCTTCTGCTATAAAAATAAATATCATTATTCCACAAAAAATAAGAGCCAACAATACAATAACAATAGCTTGTGTCATGTTATTATCTTAAATCTTTTTATTGTGCTCTTAGCTAGGAATGATCTAGCTTAATTCTCTTTAAGAGCATTGTCCTAGATTAACAACGACCTAGGACAAATTTTAAATTAATTGATTTGTTTTTTCTACAAGATTATCTAATTGACCAGTAATATAATCTGTTATAAACTTAAGTATATGATAATTAAACCCACTGACAAACATTGCATTTCTTAGATTATGTGTTCGATTTGCTTCAGTTCCTGATAGTCTCCAGAATATCATTTTTGTTTGATAGTCAGGACCTATTTTATTAAGATAAGCTGATAATTCTTGTGCAATAAGAGTTTGTCGTAAAAGATTGAACCAAGACACATCACTAGAAATACATAAAATTGTATCAACAACTTGACCAACTTCTTGTAATTCTCTCAATTTCTTAAAAGGCAAAGTATATATAGGATCAACACCTTTTGTGCTCATGTTTATTTGTTCAGCTATTTCCAGAGTTTTCATCTCAGGAATTTGAATGAGAGAACTGTTTACACAAAAAGGAATTAACCAAGAATTTGAAGATATTTTAGAAAATATAGAAGCAAAACTATTTATAACAAAAGAGTCATTAACATTCGGATAAAAAGAGTTTGATCCTTTTGAACGAGCTGATTGATCAATAATAATCGCAATGTTTTTATTTGTATGAGCAACGTTTATATAAGATAACTCAAGAGCTTTTTCTATACATCTTTTTATTTCGGCTTCAATTATTAAATCTGTATGATGATATTTAATATACGCTTTAAGAAAGTGAAATGGAGTTAAGTTGCTTGTCTTTATTACTTTTTCATCTGATAAAGCTCGCTTAATTTCTCTCTTCAAATCAACATCTTTTATCATCTCATTTACTATTTCAAAGTTTGATATTAAATCTGTAAAACTTGCTCTCTCAAAAGCAGTCTCATTAAGAGCATTAATCGTTAATGAGTGTCTTTTTACTATCGAAAATGGAAAATTATTATTCTTAAGCACAGGAACTATCTGATCTTGTGTAAGAGTTGATAAATCTTTGTGAGCAACAATTAATGTAGGCAATTTTTTAGTAATAGCTTTACGGACAAGATAAGCATATATTGCTGTTGTTACTTGATTCTTAGGTTTAACGTGACAATATTTAATAATATCTCGTAATTTAAACTTATAATCCGAAGCGTTTATTTCACATTGATCGATATATTCTACAATGTCAAAGACTGTAAGAGAATCAAAGAAAATGTTTACTTGCTTCTGTATAATTTTTCCAAATCCTCGAAACATTTTTGTCTTTATAATACTAAGAAAACAATCTAAATCGTCCAATGAAAGAATAACTTTGTTAAATATTTCTCTAAATTTTTGTTTAGCATAATCATTATCACCTGTTGAAAGAAGCACTAAAGCAAGAATAGCTATTTGTTTATTCCAACCTTCTTTTCTAGTTTTTACTATGGCTTTAGCAAAATAATCTAAATCACTCTTTGTACCAAAAGTAAAATCCAGACAAAGGTCAAGAAGTTCTTTACTATATTTAAAGTTAGTGTCAATAAATTTAAACTCATCAGAACTAAATAATAGCCAAGATATTAATTTCTTTTGCTTCTCTTCTGTTTTTGAGCGCGTTGCTGACCGGCGTTTTTCATTTATTGTTTCAACTTTTCCAGTAGTAACATCAACAGCCTGTATCTTTTTCATATTATTTTGTATATTGATCTAATAATGCCTGTACTTCTAATATGATTTCTTCGTCATTATCTTTTTCTGTTAATGCTCGAGTAATTAAATCTGCTGTAAGCTCAAAAGCCTTTTCATTGAACCCTTTAGTTGTCATTGCAGGTGTGCCAAGCCGAAGACCGCTTGGTTTGTAAGGGGGTTGTGGGTCATAAGGAATAGCATTCCGATTTGCAGTTATATTAACTGAATCTAAATGATCTTGTGCCCATACTCCATCTACATTTCTACTTCTAAGATCAATTAAGAATAAATGATTATCTGTTCCTTCCGCAACAATTCTCCATCCATACATTTTCATAGCTTCACAAAAAGCTTTAGCATTTTTGATTACATTATTTTGATACTCTTTAAACTCTGGTTTTAAAGCTTCTCCAAAAGCTACAGCTTTAGCAAGAATTACATGCATCAATGGACCGCCTTGAATTCCTGGAAATATTGTTTTGTTGATCTTCTTTATATACTCTTCATTGTTAGTAAGTATAATACCTCCTCTTGGACCACGAAGTGTCTTGTGAGTGGTTGAGGTGACCACGTCAATGGCTGGAAAAGGACTAGGATGAAGACCTACTGAAACAAGCCCAGCGATGTGAGCAATATCAGCCATAGAAATAGCACCCACAGAACGGGCAATACTTCCAATATGCTCAAAATCAATAATACGACTATAAGCAGAGGCACCGCATAAAATAAGATTCGGTCTTTCTTTCTGAGCAATTTCTTCGATAACATCATAATCAATCATCTCCGTTTCTGGATCTAAAGGGTAATGAACAACATTATACAATTGACCGCTAAAGCTAACAGGAGAACCGTGTGAAAGGTGTCCACCATGATCAAGCTTAAGTGATAAGATCTTATCCCCTGGTTTAAGAAGCGAAAAATAAACTGCCATATTCGCTTGACAACCGGAGTGCGGTTGAACATTAGCATAAGAACAGTTAAAAAGTTTACAAGCACGAGATATCGCAAGAGACTCAGCTGTATCCATGTTGTTGCATCCACCATAGTACCTCTTTCCTGGGTAACCTTCAGCATATTTGTTAGTGAATATACTGCCTTGTGCTGCTCTTACCCAGGGAGAAGCAAAGTTTTCACTAGCAATAAGTTCAATAGTTTCATTCTGTCTTTTATCTTCTGCTTGAAGTATTGTGTTTACTTCGTCATCGTGACCATCAAAGAATGGTAATAAAGAATATTTCATTGTATCCCTCCTCGTTGCATTTGTAAGACCAAAGATCTTCTAGATAATTCTCTTGACAGAGCATCTGAGATTCTTTTCTGACCTTCCAAAATTGCTTTTAATAATTTCATTTTTGAGTATCGCTGCATTACATTGTTCTTTTGATCTGCTAAAAGTGCTTCAGCTTTCGCTTCCATTAAGTCTCTTCGCTCATTTTCTAAAGTGAGCATTAATCGCTTCTTCTCGAACTCAAAAGCTGAATTCCACATCTCATAGTCAACTTCTGCTACGCTTGTTTGATATTCTAAGTATTGTATATATGAGGCAATACGTCCCATCACCTCTCCTATATTTCCTTCTCCTAAATTCGGAATAGAAGAAAAATCTGATGGGACGCTTATGCCCTCTTGCACACTTGGCAAGACAGCTCCTATTAATTGAAGTTCATTTAATGAATTCTGAGTATTAGTGTGCAAATTGTTCATATTAAATTACAATTTCTCCAGAAATTTCTTGAGCTTTTGCTTTATTAACAAGTTTAAACATCGTCATCCCTGTTTCTGGATTTGTGCCTGTTACAGCAAATCTACCATTCTTTAAAATTACTAATTCGACTTCAACTTGAAGTTTCTTTTTTAACTTTACATCATACATTTCCATTGTTGTTTTTTTGCCTGTTCGCTCGTATTTTTTATCGTCCATATTATTCACCCCCTTTTTTATTTTTATCTGATCTGAAAATAATTAATATTGAGACTACTAGCATTATTACTACAATTATCCAAGATAACAATGCAACTTGAAAAGAAGACTTTGCTGAAACTGTAGCTTCTGAGCTTGTCGTAGCTATCGTAGTCTCGATTGTCTTTATTGTAGGAACACTAAAAGTAGGAACAACAGTAACTGTTGGTTCATTTCCGTCTGCTAACACTTTCGTATATATCACCTCCTAAGAATTTGTTAAATCAAAATATCTTTCAAAATAATCTTTTATGTATATAAAGTCCATCTTTGAGAGGACAACAATTTCTTCACCGTTACCCAAACGAATAGACAAGACTGGCATTCGTCGATTGTGCAAAGCTTCATGACTAATTTTCTCCCAGATCTCTTGTGTAATAGAATAACTCTTATGCTTTGTGTCTTTAGAATCGAACAAGAAGTGTTGATCTCTTGCATCACCTGGCATATTATAAAATCCTCCAGATCTTGGTTGTAATTTTGCTCCAAAGTCCTTTGCATCTTTTTTTTCCTTTTGTTTTGCTTTATCTAATCGACTTATTACTCTCATTTATTTTTACCTTTAATGCCTTTTCAAATTTATCAAAGTAAGTTCTATCTTCTTTGAGTTTAGTCACTATAGCATCTTTGCCTTGAAATCGATCTCCAAGTAAAGTATACCAGGCTCCTGCTTGTTCTGCCATTTTAAGCTCTAGTCCAAGAGTAAGCATCTCATCTATTCTATCAATACCAGATTCATACATAAATTTGAATGATCCAATACGATATGGCATGCAGACTTTAGATTTTTCAATTCTAAATTTTACTTCTTGTCCAATTTGTTTCTCATCTTCTTTATATTTTTCTCCGATATTTACTTTTACTCTTACAGAAGCATAAAAACCAAGCGCTCTTCCTCCTGTTGTAGTTTCTGGATTACCATACATGACACCAATTTTTTCTCTAATTTGATTAACAAATATTACTAACCAACCTTTGTTTGAACTATTAATAATACGAAGACCTTTTGACATAAGTCTTGCAGCAAGGCCCATAGATTGTTTTTCCATGTCATTTGCTTCTTCATAGTTTGGAACTAAAGCGGCGACTGAGTCTATAACAAGAACACCAGTCTCTTGTGTTTCAAATAAATCTCTAATAAAATCAAATATATCCTCTCCTAAAGAAGTTTGAACAAGAATAAGTTTATCAATGTCTACACCTAAAAATGCTGCTGATTTTGGTTCAAACGACTGTTCAGCATCTACATACACACAAGGAAGACCAGCTTTTTGAGCTTCTATAATTGTTTTAAGACTAATAAGCGTTTTACCAGAAGAATAAGGGCCAAATATTTCTACTATTCTGCCTAAAGGAAATCCTCCTCCAAGCGCCCAATCTAAATACAATGATCCTGAAGAAATTCTTTTTACTTCTACGTCCATATCTTTTGCATAGCCTATAATACTTCTACCAAAAGATTTATTTGTTTCAGCAATTAATTTTTCTAAGTTATTCATAGCACTTGTATATTATATATTAAAAACTTGTATTTGTAAATATTCAATTTATATTATGTTAGCATCCGGAAAATCAGACATCTTTATTTTCTTAGATAAACAAAGCTGTGAAGTTCTAAAGGGACACCAAGCACAAGGAATAAATCTATCAACCTCTGGAGTAAATCCATCTGGAATAGGATAAAGTTCTCTTTTAAGAAAATAGCCTTTTAATACTTTAAGCTTATTAAGAATCATATTTATTACATTATCATCTTTTTGAATCCAGAATGTTTTCATATCAAGATTATCTGAATTTCTATTTACATATAAGAAAAGAATCTCTGCTATATGATCATTAAATATTTTATTAATGAAATGCATATATACTTGACCTTGATAGAAATGAGCTTCTTTTGGTTGTGACAATGTTTGAAATGCATTATCATTAATTGTTTTAATCTCTAAGAGCACTCTCTTATCTCCAAATGTGAGAATACCATCACAGTGACCAGAAAAAAGATATTCTTCATCTTTAATTACTTTTTCTGTGTCCTCTTTCTTGAGAATTCCAAGTCCTTGTAGATATTCTTGAACAATCTCGTGGATAGCTGTGCCTTGTCTCATTAATTTATATCCTTTAGCTGTGTCGCTTTTTGCTCTAGGATATTTATCTTGAGGAAGATTCATCATAGAAAAAAGAATTGCTCGAGGACAATCAGTAATGCCTGATGCTCTAAAATTTGTTTGAGTCAAAGGCTGAGATCTTCTTTGATCAAGAATATAATCATCAATAGTTTTTGCAACGTTAAGTTTAAAATCTTCTAGTTTCATACAGTAAATTTAAATACCCTTTCAACTTTCATAAATTCATTTTTGTTTTTACGTTTATATATAGCTATTCCTGCAGCATCTCCTTTTTTTAAGTTATCAAATTGTTTATACATCTTGTCCCAATTCATAATATAAAATCGCATAGTTTCTACTTTAAATTTTTGCTTATCGGTGTCAAAATCTCCATAAGATTCAAATACAACGTATTTCATAGTGTTTCCTGATTTACTTTGTCTATCAGAAACTGTTTGTATAAATCCACAGAAGCGTTCAATACTAATTCCTGAATCAGGATAAGTATAATCTCCACGATTTTTTGCAAATACATCAAAGATTTTTGAGTTTGTTCGCATTGCTTTATTTGCTTGATACTCTCTATACATTCCTTCAACATGACTTCCTCGCCGTCTAGATTTCTTATCATCAAACTCGATCTTTAAGCTTGTGCCAAGATATTTTAGCTCATCATTTGCCTGCTGCATTTCTGAATAAAATTCAGAATGTTCTTCTGATTCAAATAATTCTTTTTGCTTTTTTGATAACCCATCTCGTTCTAAGTCTTTTAATAACTTTCCTTGAGCCTCTCCTAAATCTCTAAAAGCATTTGTTCTAATTAATGCTTCTTTAGCTCGCTTGTTAAGAATATTCTTTGGAATTTTCATACACATATCTTCATAACTAGCAAATGGTCGATTTTTTATTATTTCCTCTTGAGCTTTTGTTCCAAGAAATTTTACCTTGCTTAAACCAAACAATATTCTGTGCAAATCTTCATCAAAAGAAAAATCTATTTCTGATTTATTTATTGAAGGAGGCTGCAAATCTATACCCATCTTTTTCATTTCATTTAAAATATCAGGTATATCATCTTCTGCTGCATATGTTAACATAGCTGTATAAAATTGTAAAGGATAATATACTTTCAACCACATTGTCCAATAAGTAACAAATGCATAACCCGCTGCATGAGCTTTATTAAAACCATATCGAGCAAATTTAAGCATTGCCTCCCATAATCTTTCTATCTCTTCATTACTCACATTCTTTTTTAATGCATTTTCAAAAAACATTTTCTTTAATTTCTCTCTTTCTATTTTTACTTTAGCTTGAGCTTGCTCAGAATGCTGCATTTTTACTAAATTCTTTCTCAAGCGTGAAGCATCTAAGGGAGAAAAATTACTAAGATGCTTAGACAAAGACATCAACTGTTCTTGATATACAATAACACCATGAGTTTCTCCAAGCACTTCATTAATAAGAGGGGATTGCCATTCATTGATTTTTTCTCCATGCATCTTGTCAACATATTCAAATGCCATATGAGAATCAAGAGGTCCTGGCCTATCAAGAGCACCTAAAGCTACAAGATCATTGAAGTTTCTTGGTCCCATAAAATTGAATAGCCAACTTCCAGTGTTTGAATCAAATTGAAATATACCACTAATTAATTCATTTTTTATTATAAAATCATATACAATTGGATCTTCATTATCAAGTTTTAAAAGATCTAAGTAATTAATTTTAGCTAATCTACACGTCATCTTGATAATAGACAATGTCTTCAACCCGAGTATATCAAGTTTTAAGAAGTTAAGTTGAGATAATTCTTTTCTGTACAATCCTTCTGACCAGGCAGTCATGATTTCTCCGCCTACATTAATTGTTGGAACACATTCATCAAGAGGTTTATTCGTAACAATTACTCCTGCTGCATGCTTCGAAACGTGTCTAATCTGTCCAAAAAGAGTTGTTGCTATATCTTTTATTTGTGGATGTTGAGTAAAAAAATTATTCACCTCAGACTTGTGAAACTCTTCTCCCATTTTATAAAGTTTTCCGTCTATAAATTCACAGTCCTCGTCTATAAGTTTTGATATTTCATTTACTTCTTTTGGATCTACTCCATACACTCGAGCAATATCTCTTACAATATTTCTTGCTCTAAATGTTCCAAAAGCAGATACTGCTGCTACATAATCTTTACCATAGCGTTCAACTATATATTGTTTTACTTTTTCTCTCTCATCAATTTCAAAGTCAGTATCAATGTCAGGCATTTCTTGTCGCCCAAGATCAAGAAAACGCTCAAAAAGAAGACCATATTTAAGAGGATCAATATCTGTTATATGAAGAAGATAACATACTAAAGAACCGCCAGCAGAACCTCTGCCTGGACCTACAAAAACATCATTTCTTTTTGCCCATTGAATAATATCAGAAGTAACTATGAAATAATCTATTAATCCTTTTTGAGTAATAATATTTATTTCATTTTCCAGTTGATCAATATATTTTTGATCTGTGTCTAATTTCTTTTCTTTCAAAGATTCATATAACTTTCTTCGAAAATATTTATCATGGTCTTCGCCTTCAACATCTGCTTGAGGCATCTTGTAACTATCATCAAGAGTTACTAGGTTTACTTTGTTTGAAATCTTTCCTGACTCATTCAAATGTTTTTCAAATTCTGCAAAAGGATAATATTGCTTATGCCACTTATCCCATGCTTCTATCATCTCAGTCTCATTCTTCATCCAATACTGATCCGATTCAAAGATCCAAATCTTATCTTTTTCCTCTTGAGATTGTCCAGCCTCTTTGGCTTCTTTTCTTTTTCTCTGTTGTTCTTCTAGTTCCTGAACTGTTGCCTTTGCAGATATAAGCATCATTGTTTTTTGAGCAAGATAGTCTTGCTTCTTAGTATAATGTGCATCTGCTGTTACAACTCCAGGAATATCAAATTTCTTAGATAATTCAAGAAGATACTGGTTACATTCTTTTTGTGCCTCAAAATCAGATACCATGAGCTCTATATAATAGTCTTCACCTAATTCTGATCTCATCATCCTTGTCCATGCATCAGCCTCTTGATATTTCTTAGCAAGAATATATTGGCATGTTCTACCAACAACACACCCTGATAAAATAATTAATCCTTCTTTATGTTTAAGAAGATAATCCCAACTAATACGAGGCTTATAATAAAAGCCTTCACTTTGTGCAGTATTATTTATTTTAAGAATATTCTGAAGACCTTGTTGATTTTTGACAAGAATTGTACAATGATTATATTCTTTATGCTCTTTATCTTTCTTTGTCATGTCATCACAGACATAAGCTTCTAATCCAAAGATATGTTTTATTCCTTGAGCCTGAGATTCATTTTGAAAGCGCACATAAGAAATAAGACTTCCATGGTCTGTAACTGCTATAGCTGGATGTCCCATCTCTTTAGCATACTTGATACCATCTTCAACCTTGCCTACTCCGTCTTGAATAGAAGCTTCGCAATGTCTATGCAAATGACAAAAAGTGTATTTATTCTGCATCTAGTTTCTCCAACCAACGATCACTCATAAGTTTATACTGAGGAATTAACCGTTCGTATGTAGAAACAGCAGCTATTTTATTCTTGTCTTTAATAGTTTTATGTAGAACAAACATTAGAGCCCATTGTGACCAATATTCTCCAAACTGTTCTGCTTCTTTAATCATGTCTGAGGTCACATATTGATTTGTTCTAACCTTATGCTCAAATGTATATAGATCTTTAAACATTGTCCATGAAGTTTCTGGCATTTCTGGCATAAGAATTGGAGATGTTGTATCTTTAATCATTTCCCATGCTTGATTATAATGACGGTCATATATATGAAATGAGTTAGCTATATGAGTATACACTCCAAGTTCAACTCCTAACTTCCGTGCTAAAAATTCATGAAAGATTGTAAATGCAAATACATCGTATGTAGTTCCTAACACTATATCATTTGACCTCATAATTGCTGTCATGTTAAGTTTATTTTCTCTTATTGAAAAAATAAATCCAACTGTGCACGGAACATCTTTAGTTTCTTGGTGATCATACCATGGATCCCAAATGATTGCAACAGCTTGACGACTTGAAGGATCTTTTCGAAGCTTATCATACACAAGTCCAAACTGAGATTTGTCTAACTCTTGATTTTTCTTAATTAATCGAGCTCCATAAGCTCCTCTTAATGTTTTACCATCGTCCGAAAAATTAGCCATTGCTTTATTATAGTAAGTCAGTGGTTCAAGAGAATCATCTCCATTAAGATACCACATTGTCTCAATCATTCCATAAAAGAGATTCATTTTTCTGGAATTAAGGGCTATAATTCTTGAAAGAGGATTTGATACCTGAAAAACACAAGGAATAAATTCTTTAGTTTCCATTCCTCTTGGAGAAGTTGTTAGACCTTCTGTCATAAGATCGTATAACATCGTCTTATAAACTTCTTGTAGATTAACTGATTTGTATGTATGTAACATATATCCTCCTGACTTAACTATTATATTATATTCGGGCTGTTTTGTAAATAGAGAACAAATACGAGCTCGAGGTCACAGAGTGAGCTCAGAGACACGAAAATATCAAAGCTATATAAGTATATAGCCTAAAATATTTTTGATCTTTTTAAGTTCTTGTTTTAATTCTTTTGTTCCAAAGCGAAGCAGATATGAAGGATGAGGCATCATTGTCATAAAAATATTTTTATAATGACGTATCATATAAAACTCTTCCATGCCGAACCAATATCCTGCAAACTTTCCAAAGACTACAAGAAATTGAGGTTGAATAATAGTTATCTGTTTTTCTAGATATGGCAAATACTTTTGAGCTAAAGCAGAGCTTGGAGTATTATTTCCTCGTGTTGGAACCTTTACTAAATTAGTATAAGTTATCTCATCCCAAGTTAAATTACAATTTTTAAGAATTTCATCTATGAATTCTCCAGTTGGAGACATTAACACATAATGTCTATAAATTTCTTGATTCCGCTTATGTTCAAAAGGTTCATATTCCTTTGTCATGCCAGGATTCTGTCCTATAAACATTATTTTTGTTTTTTCTCCTACCCAACCAGGTTGATTCCAACAACCGAACGGAGATTCTCCTCCTATAAATAAACTATAGATTTCATTGTTTAAATCAGCTAAGTCTTTCAAGTTCATGAACAAATTCCTCAGCATTATAATGAAAATGATTTACTTGTTTTTTCCATAGATTTATGCGTTCTTGATGTGTTTGTTGATCAAGTTTTTCTATGAGGACCATAAATTCGTCTGTTGTTCCGACTATTAATTCTGGAATTAAATATTTCTCAATTCCACAGAACTCTTTAAATCCAACTGGTATAGTTCCATTGTACATGCTTTCAAGGTATCGATAAGCAATTTGTCCGTGCTTTGCATAATCATCCTTTGCTAGTAAAGGAACACAATAAGATCGAGAATAGATATATTCCATGTGTGCTTTAGTCACTTTTGGATGAAACACAATTGGAAAGTATTTCTTCCAATTCTCTTGAGCTTTCTTTGGATATTTTATCCAATTGCCGTACACATGAACCATTCCGAATGGAAGCTTTTTTGCTATTTGATGTATATATTTTTCAAATTGAGCATCACGTTCATAATCATTTCCTATATAAGATAAAAAATAAGTTGGGTCTAAAGAATAAGTATTATCTTGATCAAAAGAATATGGAGCATGAACAAGATATTCTCGCTCTTTCAATTGATCCATATTGAATGGCCAAAATACTCCATGTCGAGGTCGAGACAATTGTTTAGAATTTGTTGCTAAATCAAGAAGAATTGCTGTAGGATATTTTTCTTCGTCTTCTTTTGTTAATTTATAGTCTGTATCAAGTATAAAAACTTTTGTGTTTGTGTTTGTATAATGATCAAGAAGTTGAGTTTGACGAATATAATCCATCATTGGAGGAAATAAACCACTTGTGTCTATACCATCTCTATACCAATTTCTACCTGGAATTTTCCATCTCCACTCTATAAGAAGAATATCAAGTTCGGGAAATGTATCCGTAAACTCAATCATATTATAAGTCTTTTGTCTTTCTTCTACTTTATAGTTTTGAAATCGAGGCTTACCTTTATCAAGATCCTCTTGCATTGAATATACTTTATATCCAAGCTTGTCTAAAGCTAAAACAAGATCAGGAAGAAAGATCGTGTGTTGACACGGAATATCTTCTATTTGATCACCCCAATAACTAACAAATGAGAATCCAAAATTTTTCATAGTATTACAGATCCATATTTAAAATCATTTTTGTACAAAATTCCATCACATACTTCTCTAAAAAGTCTAGGATCATCTAAATAACTTTTGTTATCATATAGAGTCATTGAATTAATTAATACTACTGGAAGTTTAGTCGTTTCTATAAGATTCCAAAACTCTTTACGCATTTCATTTAGCTTGCTAAGAACTAATTTAGACTTATGTCTTCCAGACTTTTTTATTCGTTTTTCTGCTTCTTCTGCTGTTACATCAACATAAATTATTTTAGCTATTCCTTGAAGCTCTTTTTCCATTATGTCCCAATACCAAGCCGTGTCTGCTTGATTTCTAAGTACTTTAGAATAAACTATCTCAGACCAAGTAAAGCGATTGATTATAACACTATACTGAGCTTGCTTACAATAGTTTACTATTTCAAACCCTATTGCTTTTTGCCATTCTTTTTTATCACCAACAAATGGATGAATATGAGTAAATTCGCTTTGGTCATATACATTAAAGCCATTGAAAACAGGAATACTAACTGTTTGTTTAATCTTAGCAATCAATGTATCCTTGCCTGCCCCATCAATACCTTCGAATATGTACATCATATTAATGTTTCCAATATTTATTTCTATTCTTATGTTTGTGATTAAATCCTCCGCCTCCGCCACCTCTGTAGAAAGAAGTTTCTTTGTCTTCATCGTCTTCTTTTGCAAAATTAGCTCCACCAATTATTTCTCCAGCTCCATTGAATAACTTTGGACCTTCATTTTGTTTAACAGAAACAAGTTTATTTACTTCTTCTTTAATAGATTTCTCGAGGTCATGATCTTCATCTGTTGATATTTGTAGTTCATCTATAACAACTCTAAAAGGATAATATATATCTACTCTTGCTCTTCGATGTCCTTGTTTATTGCAGACTATAGACAAATACCAATTATCTTCTTTAGAGTCTTGATCAAATCCGTCAATAGTATCATCATCTGTTTGAGACCAGAATGTCTGCATATTAACATGAGAATGCCACCAAAGTTTTATGTTTTCAACCGGGAATCCCTCTATCTGACATTTCTCTATAAGAAAATCACTTACTGCCTTTGAGTTTAATTTAGTTTCTGCATGAGACACTTCTTGCTTTATAAGAAATATATCTTTGACAACAATATCTCCGTCTTTTTTTTCTACAAGACCTACGCCAGAAATTTCATAATCAATACTCTCAACATAATATTTAAGTTTAAGATCTGCTAAATGTGATAAAATAACTTTCATAATTCTCCTTTATGTTCTTATATTTTAATATATTTATTTAAAAATGTATATAGCCAGTTTTTAATCGCTTCTATTTTTCTCTGAATTTTTGGAATATAGATATACTTAATACAAAGAGAGTGCATATTATACTTTCGTTTTCAAAGCTTTCATGAAGTCTTTGAAGTCTTTCTTACAACAATTGCATAGATCAAACACTTCTTTTTCTTTTAATAGAACAGATATTACTAGAACATCATCTGAATCTGTTATTTCTTGTCCGCATCTACTGCATTTGTATTTCATATATTCTGGCGTTTTCATATTAAAAAGCTGGAACAAAATTTGCTGTAAAGTTTCATATTGGAGTATAAGTTGTAGATGTTTCATTAGAAACAGTGAAAGTTGTATAAAGATCTACAGGTACTTGTGCTTCTTGTTCTTGTGCTCCTCTTATTAAAGGCTCAGGAGGAGTTGTTTTATAAGGGCGAATATTTAATGAACTAAAAGAAAAATCATGAGCAACTCTTCCACACCCTTTTAACCATACACTCCATTCTCGTATATATCCACGAGAAATATTTTCAGACAACAAGAAAGATATAATTGTTTCTAATAAAACAAATAAATCCTTTTGTGCATAATGTTCTCTAATAGATTGATCAGCATTTCCCATACATATCTGTCCATTTTGAACACAAGGATGATCATTTTGTCCATTACGTTTATAAAAGTTTATTACTCTAATAGCGCTTCTTGCATCTGACTTATTCCAATCAATCCATATTCTAAATATTCCAAGCTGTCTATCTTTTATCTTTAAAAATTCTGTTGTAAAAATAGTTACATTGTTCTCAACGTATTCAACATGGTGTATAAAAAGATTCTTAAAAATTTTATTCAATTGTTTCTTTCTTGCATCAACTATCTTATCTACATCTTTATAAACTTCTATTCTTTGTTCTAAAGATTTGAGAGTCTCTCTAAGTTCTCGTATTTTACGTGAATTATTATTAAATTCTTCTGATGCTCGTTTTTTGTCAGACAAAAGAGAGCGGAGAGCAACTAGATCTAGTTCAGCAACTTGTCTTGATATTTTATTAATATCAAAATCTTGAAGCCTGTCGAAGATGTTTGTTGTTTTTAAAAGGCCAGCTTTTTCAGCTACTTCTGGGCCTGATGTTCGTAAAAATTGTAATAATTGATCTTTGTCGTTCATACCGCTCTCTTTTTTATCTTATTTATTTCCACCTTCAAATCTAGGAGTAATAACAACTCGGTCTGCATCTTCGATAAGTGTTTCATCAAGCTCATCTTTGTCGACAGTTTCACCGTTTACTGTTACTCCGTCTCCTGGCTTTACTGTGAAGCCAGCTTCATCAATAGCGTCTTGAACTGTGGAATCTTCTCCAAGTGCTACTCTTTGAGGTTTTCCTCCAAAACGAAGGACAACTGCCTCAAGTTCTTCTTTCTTTACTTTTCTTTTTTCCATGCTATTCACCTCCTTCACTGTGTTATTAATGACATTGAGTTAAGATCAAATAATATTCTTTTATAACTCAATTCCTTTTTCAAAAATTGCTTTACTGTACTCCCAATCAATCCAGCAATTACAAATTGATTGTATGCTACTGCTCTTTCTGTACAAGGTATATGTTCTACTGAAGAAGAAGGAAATAAATGTTGTTCAAACATTTTAATATCTTCTTCTTTTGTTGGATCTATTGTAAAAATCTCTAGCATCTCTTTAGCCATTCTTGCGTCTATAACATCTAATAATCCAAGATATTTAATATCATTCCAGATTTTAATTCGAACATCCATTGTATCAACTGCCATAATAACAATATCCACAAATTGTTCCTGAATAAATATTTCTTTGTTGACCCAATCTTCCCATTTAGAATGTATACCTTGAATTGCTTGTCCAGGCAAAGCCTCTTCTGTCAAGCGCTTTACTAGAGCTTCTACCTTTGACATTCCGTTGTGTTGAGTATTATAAAATTGTGGAGCTAGATTAGCTTCTTCTATTGTGTCAAAATCTATAATTGTTATTTTAGACATTCCCATTTTTAATAAAGATAATGCTGTCCAAGAGCCTATTCCGCCTGCTCCAACAATCAGAATGTGTCTTTGTAATTCATCTGGACGAATTATTCCTGATTGACGACTAAATAAATTTTCTTGTATCATATTAATATCCTGATTGTAAACGTTGTTGGTTCTTTCTTACTTTAGTCAATACATGAGATAAGAATTCTTCTTCTGATACTCCACTTACTTTACACACTTCTATCCACATAGATCGAAACATTAAAAAAATGTCTGATGCTTCTTCTAATAAAGCTTCTTTATTGACTTCTTCTTTAGCTTGCTTCCAAAATTTATGAGGATATGTTCTTCGCATTTCTATTATTTCTTCAATAACATGAAATGCTACTCTGTCAATTAATTCATATTCCTTTACACAATCATTTCTACCAAGAGCAGCAATGATCTTGTTCATCTTGCTCAAATAAGTATCGTGCTCTTTACAAATAGTTGAAAAATATTGTTCTCTTTTCATTGCTGCTCTGGTTAAGAAATTATACATTGTTCAGAGATATTTGTACATAGACAAAATTACTCTGTAAAAGGCCCTTGTGCTGCTGGCGTGACGTTCATTGTTTGTCCTGCTTGATTTCGTACAACCAAGTCAACAATTCTTTTAATTTCTTCTTTAGTAAGAAGCTTCTGTCCTGCTTTAAGATCAGGAATTTTCATTTTCTTCTCAGCATCATTAAGTGGTCTTATTGTTCCAGGAACTGGAAAGACATTAACTTGGCGATCTTTTCCATTGCCCTGCTGCATAATTGAAATATCTGCATTAGTTAATCCTCCAAGTTTCACAGACTTTTCTGCATCATTTGCAGGTTGTTCTTCAAATAATTGCAATTTTCTATACATTGCAACTGTCTCTGAGAATAACTTTACTTTTCCATCTGCTCTATCTATAACTGGAAGTACTAACTTAATCCAAGGTTTTGGATCAATAACTAAAGCTGGATCTTCTACTGATTCATCAAATACTCCATTTGCATATTGCGCTGCTGTAAATCTTTCATATTTACCATCTGGTAATTTAATAGAATGAGTTGCTTGTATATAAGCTTCACTCAACGGCTTTAAAAAGCGCAATGTAAACATTGTATTCTCCTTAAGACGGAGATATTCTGTACCTTGAGAAGAACCTGCTTTTCTTTTAAGCAAATCCATTGCTGTAACTGTTGGCATATTCGCCTCCTTTCGTAAAACATTAATATTGACTCCCCGTGAATGATTATATCCACCGGTAGTTTCAAATTCAGTAACAACGAAATCATATCCGTTGTTTAAGTCTTCAACAAATTGTGCGGCTAATTCTTTGCGAATAAAGCCAACTTGTCGTTTCACCTCACTAATAAATGTACTATCAAAATAAGTAGCATAAACTGCTATTGCAAAAGGATCTACTGGATTATTCAAATCTCGCTCTAAAGTTAATTTGACAGAATCTTTGTTTGTCTGTACAATTCTTTCAATAGCTTGAATAACTTGTTGACGTCCCTCAAATGAAACACCAACAATCTTTGTGTGTATTATTTCTGGCTCAAAAATTTCCATAATTTCCTATTCCGAGGAATTTGAAGTATATAAATCTATTATATCACAAATCCTCTTAAAAGTACATACGTTTCTACTACACTTTTATCTGAACTTCTTCTGCATTTTTTATCAGATAATCTATCTGATCTTTTGTCAACTCTGCTGTGTCTCCATCATGATCTTTAACTACTTTTATGTTCATATAAAGCCATAAATTTTTAAATAATGTTTTCATGCCATGAATGCCTGCTGGATCTGTATCAAAGAAAATAATAAGATTTTTAATTTTACTATTGCGCATTATTTCAATTTGATTGTTTGAAACTCCTGCTCCAAGAAAAGCAATTGTATTTGTATATCCTTTTTGCCACATTGCCATGACGTTGATCTCTCCTTCAACAGCAATGACTAATTGATCTTTGTCTATTTGATTAAAATTATATATATAATGAGACTTTTTGAATCGAATCAAAGGAAAATATCTTGGCTCTTCATTTTGTGTATTTCTTCCTGTAACTCCAACTAATTGATTTTTATCGTTATAACATGGAAATCCCTGATACTTTGTTATTGGATCATAGACAACATTAAAGTGTTCGCACGTCCTGCGCTCGATTCCCCGAGTTGACATGTATGACACTTCTTTACTATACCTTGATAGTATCCAATCAGGATAAATTGCATCAGGTTCATGTGTATCTTCTTTCTTACTTAATATATTCTCAACAGTATCTACTAAAGTATTAACATCAGGAATCTTTTCTATCCATTTTTTTCTAATTTTCTCTTCAGATTCTTGCAATGTTATTTTTTCTAGTTCAGCTATAAATGATACAAGATTGCCAGACATTCCGCAAGCAAAACATTTCCACAAACCGGATTTAACTTTCATTCCGCATGAAGGATTTTTTTCTCCATGGAATGGACAACAGAAATTTGCGTTTCCTGTTGAATTTACTTTTGGACGAAGATTATACTCTTCTAATATGTCCAATATATCTAGCCGGTCTATATCAACTTGGGTTATCATTGAATGGTTGGCGATGAGCTTCTTGTAGCTCAAGTGCTTCTTGAACTTGTTTTTCTGGAGATCTTAAATTTTTATATTCATCGAGATATTCAATAAAGTTAGTTGTGGGATCCCATTTGACCGCCATATCTTTTTCAGCTGCTCCTCGAAGTTTAATTGAAGATAATCTTTTTGCTTTAAAGAAACGAGTTCTTTCATTCGAAGTAAGAACGAATACATGATCAGCATCTTGTCCAAGTGCATCAGAATAAGAAAGATTAGAAATACTTGGAAGTTCTCCTGTCTTAATAATATCAGCTCCGTCTCTATTTACTTGTGATAAAACGACTATCGGTTTTCGATATTTCATTGCTAATTGCTTCAATCTATTCGAAGTCTCTTTAATACTTTCCCATTGGCTTTTAGAAGAATTTCCTTTCATCAAATATATAGAATCAACAAATAGAATATCAGGTTCGTCTTGATTAAGAATAGCTTCAACTGTAACAATTGAACATGATCCAGTTCGATCATGAACAAGAATGTCAGACTCTCGAGTTCTTATCTGATCAGCTCTTTCCCGATATTTAGTAAGTTCATCATTTGTAAGTTTCAATCTTTTTATTTTATTAATAGATATTCCAGTTGCACATGCATCAAGTTTTTCAAAGATTTGTTCTCTTGGCATTTCAAGAGTTATATAAGAAACTTTGTATCCTGCCATAAATGCAGAAAATGACATAAACAAAGCCAATGTAGTTTTACCTTCACCTGTTCTTCCAGAAATAACACCATAATCGCCAGGTCTAAAGCCAAGAAAATGTTCATCCAATGGAACAATACCAGTAGGAATGCCCATCGGCTGTTCTCCTGCAGTAAGACGTTGTTCATATTCTGTTATACGATCCATCATTTCTCGGAATCTACCAAAGTCGGAAATTCTTTCTCCTTTAATAAGATTTTGATACGTTCTTCCTATAAATTCAATAATAGAATCATCATCATTTTGAACTTTTCTTGCTAATTCTGTAGTGAAATTTGCAATAGTTATTCTATGCATTTGACGCACAAGTTTATCTCTATAATATGCAAATTGATCTGGAACAGGACCAGGCACAAAAGTAGGAACTTGTTCTTGTATTACTCGAAGAGTTGGAAGTCTACTATATTGACGCGTATAATCTTGAATAAATTCCCAAGCTTTCTTAGGACTTTCTTCTGTAAAAGTTTCATTTTGTATTCCTCTAGTTTGAGATTCAAAATATTCTTTAAGATTTTTTTCTTCTATAAGTTTATGAATGAATTGAGCTTCTGAAGTATTTAATTCCATAATGTCTATAATTTTAACTCTTTTTAATTAAAAAGTACATAGCTAAATTTTAGCTTATTCTTTAAATAATACTAATAACTATTATTTTAGCTTTTGTTATAGCCTTTGTTTTAGCTTTAATAATAGTTATTAGATTAAATAAAGAATACTATATTTATTATTTAATAGCTATAAGCTATATGACTATACGCGCGCGTTAAGCCATTGGCTTAATGTAACCGTCCGTATCTATTACATGACGCATTGACTGTACAAACTTCCGCTCATCTTCTCGACGAATTGTCTCCAATTCTTTAGATTCTTTTTCCTCAGATTCTATAGCTTTTCTAAGACTTTGAGGAACACTGTTCATCATGTCTTTCATAGTTTCTCCTTTAAAAATGATTTAGTAGCTCTTGATACTTCCTTGCTACTGAAGGACCCCAACTATCATTAGTAACTTCCAAAGGCGGAGCATATGTATACCATATCTTTTCTATAGTATCTTTTCCTTTGTCCAGATACATTTCTCTGATGACTCTAGCCTGGTCAAATATAGCATCTTTCCAACAAGTATATTTGCGCAATCTACGAATTCCATCATTGAAAGTCATGACGCCTGCATAATTATGTCGTAGAGCGTTTACTTCTGATGAATAGGCTTTTCCATATTTGCTTTCGTGATAGCCTATAGCAACAAGAAATAAAGGATCAACTTCATATTTTTTTCCAGCTTCAAGAAAAGATTCTGCTTCTCCTTCCATTGGACTACCTTTCAATTCTTTTTCAATGAGCACTAAAGTCATTGACTTTAGATTTACGCCCCCTACTTTGGCGCTAACACTGGGAGCATTTGTTAGCGGTTTTATTTTGACCGGTCAGTTTGTGGAAGCGGTGATAACACTTCTACTTCTTCTCGTGCCATTTGATCTAAAGCTTTCAAACCAAGCTCATACTTTTCACGGATCGCTCCGACAAGCATAGGATGATTTTTAGCGAATTGAATTTCTTGCCAAGATTCAGTATACTTTTTTACTTCATTTCTCACTGTAACAAAAGAAATCCATCCAAGTATTCCAATTACAATAGTAATTGAACTTATAGTAATTACTTTCTGGACAACTTTATTATTCTTTAAATTCATATTATTCACCTCCTTTCGGTAATTGATGTGCTCGTTTTATAAAGTCAAGAAATTGAGTGTGGCTGAAACAGTAGCCAATATCTTGAAATGGTTTATACAAAGCTGCTAACTCTTTTTGAGTTTTAGCATCGCTAAGAATTTTTTCAAACAACTCTTTAGATAGTTGTTTCATATTTGTTTCCTCCTACTGACTATCATATATCCAAACACGACAAAAGTAAATAGGCCAAAAATGGATCAGTTTGTAGAACAAACTATGTCAGACTATATCAGTCTAATTTTGAAGATTTATTTTATAAGTGAATCTAGACCTCTTAAATCAAAAGGTGATCTTACATCTTTTTCATGAAGCCATTTATCAAGAGCTCTGCCGAGAGCTGTCTTAATGTTAACAATAGAATCTGCTACAAGAAGTGCTCCTGCTACATTCCATTGAATAACAAATGTACCCAACTCTTTATTAATGCCTGCAGCGATAATGCCAAGCACACCAATAATAGTAAGAACTTCTCCAATTGAAAAAGTTCGAACAAATTCTTTTACTGCTTCTGTTAATTCTTTACTCATATTATTTTGCCTCCTTCGCAAATGCTTTAGAATTGAACCAATTCTTAAATAAGTAATTAGATATTTCTTTCTTTGTAAATTGAGAAAGTTTTCCTTTAGATTGTAGTGCAATACTGTAGAGTTCTTTATATTTGTCTCGATCAGTTGTCATTTCATTAAACTGAGTAGTCAAAGAAATATTTGTGGCTGTTAATGTAAGCACTTGATTAGCAGCAGCTTTTCTTTCTTCTTCTTTTGTTTGAATAGTTGTATTTGCTGTATTCAAAGCTACTTGAAGATTTTCTTTATCTTTCATACAATTAGTAGTATCTTGTTCTTGAGACAATGTTGTCGTTAAATCTCCTATGATTGCATCAGGACTTGCTGAGACTCCAAGCATTGCTGCTATTTTTTGCATGAATTCAATTCTTGATTTATTTTCTGCTTTAAGACCATCTAGTTGATTATTTACTTCTGTTACAATTTGTTTTAATTGAGCATATGTTGGATTTTGAGCATCTAATATATCGCATTTTGTTCTCATCTTTTCAAAATCTGTTTTAAGAACTGGAATTGTATCTGCGCTCCCTATTGAAGGAACTGGTCCTGAATGAAATACGTACTGTTGAATTGTAATAGCAGGATCTCCATATCTATTCAAATTAGCATTATCTCCATACCATGGATCATTAACATAATACGTGTTGCCTTCATATCCAGTAAGAAGAACAAAGTGCATGTCTACAAAAGCAGTGGCTGGAATAAAATCAACTTGTAAAATTACAGGTCTTCCTGCATCAATTTCTGCTTTAAGTGCATTAAAATCTGTTGTAGTAAGAGCAGCTGGTGTTGCTTGAAGCTTTGTAATAGCAATATCAGAATATAATTTAGTTATACCTTCATACCATTTGTACAAATTCTTTTGAGTTGGAGTTGTTGAAGCAGCTGCAAAACCATTAATATTTACTAAAGCAGTATTTAATTTATCTGGATCTGTGTCTTTTCCATAATATTTACAAAGCATAGCTAAACAGGACACAAGACAACCATAACCACCAAGAGTACTACTTGAAGATCCTAGCGGTTTATTAGCCCATCTAGAATCTCGTTGACCAAAAATAGGAACATTAAGTTTCATAAGTATATTATATAATCTTTACGTGAAGTCAAAGAGAGCTGCTCCTCCAGCACTAAATTTATATTGGATAAATGCAACTGTATGATATGCCGGCTCTCCGTTTGATGAATTTGCTGTTAATGTTTGATTTGCCCAAACAGCTGTAGCAGAATCAATTCTAGTCACAGGATGAGTATGTCCAGAATATGTTGCCCAATATCCTCCAGCATCTGTTATATGACTATTAGCTTCATTTGGACCTCCAGTATTTCCTGTAGCAGTATGAGTATGAGTTCCTGTTGCAGTGTGTGTATGTGAATTAGAAGCTGCGTGTGAATGTGTGTTTGATCCGCCTGAACTTCCATTTTCATATATATTTGCAGAACATTTTATGTGGTAATCTCTCATGTCTGGAGTACCGTTAGTTCCATCACAAAGAGACCAACCAACAGGAATGCTTGACAAAGTTCCAAGCCACATTCCAATAAGCCCTACGGGCATATCAGCATGTCCAGTGTTATTTTTAATTGGATTTAATTTTTTGTAAGAAGGCTCTACAGAATCAGCACTTCCTGCAGTTCCTGTATATGAACCTCCATTTATACTTGTAGCATCAAGAGATTTATCATGAGTATGATTTCCCGGAGGAACTGTACTTCCTGATCCACCCCCAATAGCAACTTCATTTACCCAACTTGTTCTTATAGTATGATAATGAGAAGAAGAAGTATGTGAATGATCTACAGTATGAGCATGATTAAGTGATCCACCAGTAGTTCCTGCATCAGCACTTGTAGTTGCTCCTTTCAAATATCTACTTGTTAAATTAGGAGTTGAACTATTTCCGTCACAAAAATTCCAACCTGAAGGAAGAGTAGAAGAGTTCCATAAAGCAACAATGTTTGCAGATAAAGGAGCATATCCTGCTGTTGGTTTTATATATATAACTGTATAATAAGGAGGTTCTCCATTTACAGATGCATACGTTATTGCATCATCAAGATTTCCTCCAGTCGTTGATATAACTGCTCCTTTGTGCCAATGACTTTGCTTTACGCTTCCAGTCTGAGAATCACTACAATCTTGTGAGTTTGTTGATGTTTCACTTCCTGTCTCTATATAATGATCATGAGAGTTTAATGTGTGAGAATGAGAAGGCGAAGTATGTGAATGAGTGTTTGATCCGCCAGTATCATTAGGGTTAGTAGCATTTGCTGTTCCTTTTGGGTATTTATCATCTAATGTTGTTTCTCGTGACCAACCGCTAGGTATGCTAGCATTTGTTCCTGTCCATATTAAAATGACATTAGCTGGAATAAGCATATTACTTTTCTATTACACCTTGAATTCTATATCCTTTTTTCTTGCATAAAGATTCTGCTCTCTTGATTGCTTCTGAAGCACTATTTGCATAAAGCTCATATGTTGTAACATCTTTCATTGCTCCTGTAGTTTGATCAAAAATATCATAACCTTGAATTACAAAAATTGTCTCTCTTTTTTTCATATATCTCATTTAAACATTAAATGCTATAAAGCTAGCTAAATAACTTGAACCGATTTTTATAAATGCGAATATGTCATATTTGTTTCCTGTTGTTGTGAGAGTAGGAGCAGTTCCTGAAGGCCATAAAATACCTGTCCACCAAGTAACCGTATGACTTCCTGTTCCATCTTGTTTTAAAATTATAACAAAAGTCTGACCATCAGTCACATTTGTTACATCTAGAGTAGGATTTCCTGTCAATGTAACAAGATGAATTCCTGAAGTATTCATATCAAAAGTAGTAGTAGAACCATAAGTGTCTGTAGTTACTAATCGATAGTTGACAATACTTCCAATATCATTGTAGACTTTATTTCCCCAGGTTGCTGTTCCATCATCTCCTGCTGCAAGTTGTGTAGTTGTTCTTAATAACCCCATAGAATTCACCTCCTCATTATTGTATTATTAATGACCACTCTATTGTGAGAGTATCACTTGTTGATTTAACTTTACTAATTGTTGTGTGTGCATAAATTGTTCCAGAATTTGCAGTCGAAGAAGCATCATCTCCAAAAAGGCCAAGTTCTGTAAGAGTTCCGTTTGCTTCTGAAGTTGAATAATATGTTGTAAATGTGACTACATTTGAATTATATGCAGTAACAGAAATAGGTTTTCTAAATAGTTCTGCTGACATTTGTATGTCAGCAGTATTTGGAGTTCCTGCTCCAGTACCTACTGCACAATAAGTTATTTTTCCATAACCTGCTTCTGCGTTGGCAAGCCTTCTTGCTATAGAACTTTTTCCAAGATGACAGAAAACATTTAAAATATGTATAATGTCTTCTTCACCTGTCTCAACATTTCGAAGAGTAATTTTTACTGCTCCAATTATGCCTTTTGTCTTATCTAAAATATGCTCGTTCATATTTATCATTATACTATGTTTTAGTAATTGTTATACTCTCAAACACTCCAATCTCTTCAACAAAGTTTCTCGATATATTAGCTGAATACCACTCAAAAAGATTCCATCTTATTTTATTTGGAGTAGTTCCTTCATCATTGCTCCATGCAAATGGAGGAGCACTATCAGTCAAAACTGGATCTATATGTGTCACAGCATCAGTATGATCTGAAAATGTATTAAATGCATCTAATACCTCGTCTTTTCCAAGCAGAATATCTGTACTTCTTTTATAGAGAGCTAACAAAAAATCAACAAAATTATAAAGAGTTCCTGTGAACTCTATTGTATATTTTAATTGAGTTGGAGAGATTTGATTTATTTTTACTTTTGTGACAAGATAATCTGCATTTAATCCTCGTTGTGTTGAATTAATTGTAATGAGATTTCCACTTTGTATATTGACTGTATCATAAGAATCAACACTTCCTCGAGTAATAGCATTAGCATATGTGTTTAATTCTGCTAGTGCTCTATCACGAGCCGCTGAAATAGAAGTAATATTTTTGTCAATAATTATGTATTCATATACTCCATCTCCACCTTCAAGTGTTTTCATTGCTTCAATTGAATCTGTATCTTCTTGTACGATTAAAACAGGTATTTCATAGTTATATACTAAAGTCAAAATTGTATCTGCAGCAATAGGAGTGTTAGCAAGAGCCCAAGTAGTTTCTCCCATAGCCAAACTCTTTTCGGCTCTATTTAACAAAAAATCATAATCCGCTGCTTGATCAACATCTTTTATACCAACTGATCGAGCTACACTTGCAATAGTAGCCGTAAAGCCATCATAATCTGGAGTATAAGCTAATAAGAATTCTTTTTGTGTGCCATCTGCTTTTATTTCTTGTGTGAAAGGATCAGAATAATAAATTCCTCCTCTAATATAAATACGATTTCTTAATTGGCTTGTGTCAGGTTTAATTGATAAATTTGTCCAATTTTCTGTAGCATCTGTAAAAGTAAACATAGAAGAAGCTGTTGCAGAATTAAAGAAATGAATATCTTTATCATAATCTACATACCATTCATATCCTACGGCATTTGCGAGATCATCTAAGACTTTATCTCCTGCTTTATAATTAAAAGAGATCTGAGAAACTACTGGTCCTGTGCTAACATTGACAGTGGTAAAGCCTTCTTGAGAATAATATTTATTAATCATTGCTTCAATTATTTCTTTGCATGTCATGTCTTCATAAGTCTCTATAACTAATTTTTTCTGTAATTGTTTAGTATAGTCTTGAGCTTGTACCATATATGAGAGCAATTCAGACCCTGTAGTCGGATCTATACCAATTCTAGTTTCATCAACACTAGCAATAACTCCACTAAAAATTCTATTTCCATATGCATCAAAAATTTCTATAGATTCAGAAACATCTGGCTTCCAAACATTTGAAGCATCAAAAGTTCTGAAAGAACAAGTATTAATTTTAGAATTTACTTCATCATTTATTGTCAATGAACGAGCAGAAATATACTCAGTTCTATCTACATCATCAATATAATATTTGATGCTATCATATAAATAAGGAGAAGACGCTGGGGATAAAATAATAGCAGATGTAACCCAAGCTGCAGAAGAATCTAAAGTCCAAGATGTTGTTTCTGTGCTTGTCGTTGTAAGAGCTTTTGTTGATACACAAATAGGAGATGTTGAATATACTTTAAAATCATAGCATCGATGTTCGTTTGTCAAGCTTCCATTTCTTGCTCCTACACCAGTGTATGTTCCTGGAAATGATCGAGAAGTATCATCGTAGTCAATAAGAAGAGCGTCATCAACATACATTTTTACATTTGTGCCAGTTACAATTATTTCAACATTTTTAATTGTACTATTATCTATATTAGATAATGTAGCCTCGTCTAATTTTGTTCCATTCCAGTATAAAAAAACTTTGTCATAATATTCATTAAGAGAAGCACAATATCCTCCTCTGGCTGCGTTTTCCATTCCTGCTACGCTTGAACATCCCCAAAAAATAAATCCTGAATCTGCTCCGCTTCCTCCGCCAGCCCACAATTGAGCCTCAATTGTATAGTTTACTGGAAAAGTTGCAACATTTGTATATGCTTGACCTTGTTTGTCTGAGGAAGCTTGATTCATTCTTATGTATCCAGAAATATAAGCAGCTTGGCTTGCATCTCCTGCAAGAGTCCAGCCTGGATCAGAATCCATATCTTCATTAATAATATAAGATGGAGCATTATAATTTAATCGCTCTATTTGACTATTTCCTATTGTAGCAGCTCCATCTAAATGTGCTAAAACATCTACAAGTATAGAGTTTTCTATTGCAGGAGTAATTGAAGTTGATGGAGATGTGCTTGAGCCATTATTACCTGAGTTTACAGCTGGAGCAATTTGTGCAGGACCATGAAAAGAAACTGCTGCTCCTATAGCTTGAATAGCTGCTGTTTTTGTTATACTTATTTCGTGTGTTCCTGCTGCAGGGTTTGCTCCATACCACCATTCTGTTCTTACTCCAGATGTTGATTGATCATATCGAACAAGCTCTAAAGCAACATTATTATATGAGACGCTTACTACTGGCAAGTTTGAAAGTGTTGTATCATTTAAAACAACACAAACAGCAATATAACGATTTGTACCATTACTGATTGTGTGATTAAATTCAAGAGTAAGAGTATTACTGCTTGAATATGATATAGCATCATAAACAATTGTTTCCATATTACATGTATCTACCTTGCAAAGTTATTTTATTTAAGATTGAGTTTCCAACTTTATCAGCAAGAGTGTTTGCCGTTTCATCATCTATTATATTATTTCCTGTGACATTTACATATATAGAAGTTGCAGAGGATCCATACCCTTTAGACTTAGAAAGAGGAACAACAGCTTCAGGCCCAGCTTCTCCAAGCATAGCAAGAGTTGGATTTGAAACAATTCCTCCTTCTGCTAATTTTGGAATTGTTGGTATTTGCCAACCTCCAATTTCAACATTTCCAATTTTCATTTTAGTCTTGCCTAATTTGTCGTTGAGCCCATTAATAAAACCATTGATTCCATCTATAATACTGTTAAGTCCGCCTTTGACAGCTGAAGTAATTCCTTTCCATACATTTTCTACAGTATTTTGAAGAGCTTGCCACATTGAAGTTCCTGCAGCTTTTATAGCATCCCAATTTTTTATTAATAAATATCCAATAGCAATAACAGCTGCGATAGCTGCAACAACTAAAAATATTGGCGAAGTAAGAACTGCCATTGCAGCATTAAATAACCATACAGCTGCTGTCCAAGCTGTTGTTGCTGCTGTTCCTGCTATTGTTACAACCGTATGAGCAATAGCTGCTGCTGTTGCTAGTCCAAACTGAACAATTTTAGCAATTAAAGCTCCTACAGCTAACCAACCTTGAGCAACCCATTGAACTAATGCAATTGTTGAAGATATAATTCCTCTTGTCGTGTTTGCTATCCATTCAATTGTTAATTTTGCCAATGCAGGCAATAAAGCAAGAGTAATAATTCCCACAACTGCTGAAATTGCAGTACTATGATCTTGCCAGAATTGTATAACTGTTTTTCCAATATTGATTAAAGAAGCAAAGGAAACATCTATAAGAGTAGCAAAACCTGCTATAACATTTTTAATTTCGTCATAATGTTCTGCAATGTATTTATTCAAAAGGACTAAAGCATTTGTGAGTCTATCATAGACTGGTTTTGCTAAAGCTGCTGCTAATACATTAAAAGTTTCAAGAACGTTTTGATGTGCTCCAACTAAAGCATTTGCATAAGCAGACACTAGTTCTTGATTTACTCCAAGATTATTTAAGCTTGTTGTCAAAATATCTAAAGCCTGAGCAGCGTCTTTTGCATTTTCTAAACCTTTAAATGTATCGGGAGGAAGATTAAAACGAGTCATTAGTGAACGCACATTTCCTGCTCCAAACAATTCATTAAGAGCAAAAGTTGCGCCTTGTATTCCTTGCATAGGATTAAAAGCAGCAAGTGCCTGACCTATTCCTAGAATTTTCTCCATGTTTTCAGAAGAACCGTCAGTATAACGAATCATTGTTTTTCCAAACTCTTGAATGTCTGCTATATTGAAGGGAGATTTAATACCTATCTTGATATATTTATCCTGAACTTCATCCAAGAATTTTGAAATTTCATCTTGGCCCATGTTTTTAAGATTTTTATTAAAATCAAAATCAAAATTAATTCTTTTCATAGTGGCTCCTCCGCCACCTGACATGCTTTCATTTAATTTTGCTGAAGCATCTTTATATGCTTCTTGAATATCTCTTAAAAATCTTTCATGAGATTCTTTTTCTTTAGCTAATTGATCGTTGAGACCTTTAATTTTTTCTTCTGAAACTCGTTTTGATTCTGCTATATCATTATTTGCATCAGCTGTTATTCTACTTTTTCGCTTATCATATTCTGAATTTTCTCTGCTAATTCTTTCTTGCAAAGAAGCTATTTCTCTATTGTGTTTATCTTTGACCACTTGAATTTCATGATCTGCTCTTTCATTAATTTTTAATTTTTCTGCTTCATATGAAGAGTTTTCCTCTATTGCTGCTTGTTTTAATAGAGCAATTTTTGCTTCAAGTTTATTTCTTTCTGATTCTGATGTAGCATCAAGTAATTCATTTTCTAAATCAAATAAATCTTCTTTGATACTTTTAATTTTATTTGAATGAGACTCCTCTAGATTGTCAAGTTTATCTTGACGTGAATTTGCCATGTCATAAAGACGCTCATTATAATCATAATTTTCGTCTTCTACTCGAGTATTAAGATCTTGAATAGATTCTAAATGAGATTCATTTAAATCATCTAAGCGTTCTTTTTCTTTTTTTCTAATATCATCTAGTTTTCTTGCTAAATCTTGTTGTGCTGATAGAATTCTATTTTTAATATCATCAACTTTATCAGCATAATCATCTAATCCGTCTTTTTCTCGCTCTTGAATTTCTCTTAATGTTTTCTCATATGAAGCAGCAGCTTTTGAAAGAGTTCCAAAAGAGCTTTCTCCCTCTGTTCCTGCATTAGAAATAGCATCAACCATAGAGGCAGCAGCCATTTGAGATTGAGACATTCTGCTATTAAGTGTTAGTGCTGAAGAAACAACATTGCCTATGCCTGAAGAAATAGTTCGCCAAACATTTACACCCAATATTCCGCCGAAGACACCCGAAGCAATAGTCCCGATACTACCAATTCCGCCTCCTAACCGTGAAAGATTACTTGTTGCGGAATTTATGCCGGGCCCTGTGTTATCAACTGCTGTGATAGAAACATTAATGTTTGCTAAGTTTGCCATTATTCTTCTTTCACTTCAGTTCCGAAGAATTTTGTAAATTCTCCTAAAGAACCAAAAGATTCCTTCTTTTCTTTTCCAAAGAAACCTCCTTTTTTAAGTCTTCGCATATAAATGACTGCTAAGTAAAGTTTCATTTTGTCGATTACATCAGGCGAGAAATGTAAAGTAGAAGACAAATTAAAGTAGATATTATTAACATGTTCTATCTTTAATTCTCTGTCTTCTCGCTGCCCAGAGCCGGGCTCGTCTGCGTCCCAGTCTGAGCTATCGAATTTTTTGGTAATCCTTGAATTGCGGTCATCACATCTTTTAAAGATGCAACATCCATTTGTTTCTCAAGTTCCTCATCCTTGAGATCAGGATGATTTTCTCGAATAATATCTCCAATTAAATGAAGAATCTTGCTAAGATCTTCATAACTAGGATTATCTAAGTTTACTCCACTATCTCTAATTTCCAATAAACGTTTCATATGATACATGCTTATTGGAGGAACCATGATTTCCATGTTTCTTAATTTTACTGGTGTTGAGTAAAGTATATAGTCCATAAATTCACCTCCTTTATTTTTATAAATGCTCCTTTTTATTAACTAGTTAAGTTAAGGGTTAGCTTGTCCGCTTACTTGTTGTCGTTTGATATATCCAACGTTTCCTGTTGCTGGATCTGTTAAGATCATAGCATTGAAATCCATCAAAGTAAATGTTCCTCTTTTTCCACCAATTTTAAATCCTGTAAGAAGTACTCTATTAAATACATAAGTTACTACTTCTCCGGTGTTCATCTGAATTCTAGCTTCAGCCTTCCAATAAGAAGGAACCATTGTGTTAACAAGGTTAAGAGTGTCTTCTGATGGAGTTCCAACAGACGTAATAGCTCCAGTTCCTGTAAGAAGCTGAATCGCGTCAAGAGAAAGAGTAGCTGATGAACCAGTGATTTTTCCTTTCATGTCTTTAATACCAGCTGCTATTGCGAAAATTTTAGTTCCGCCATAAAGCTCTTCAACTGAAACAGACAAATCGACTGAGAAGTCTTCTGGATTGTTAAGATACACTGATGTGCCTCCTGCATAAGGAGTTAATTTTAACTGTTGAATACCGAAAACGACTTGTTCTAATACTGCCATATGTTTTCACCTCCTGTATAAGTATAATTCTGCTATTTTTTTAATATTAATGCAGTTCAATTTCTATTATAACTTTCTTGTTCTTAAGGAAGTTCAATTATTGTTATAAATTGCTTAGTTTTGTAGTAGGAGCATCAAGAGAGAATATTTGCCATCTAGAAAGAATAAATGTAGTTAAAATTCTTGTATCATATTCTGTTGTCATGAAATCAAGACTACACTTGTAAACTTTTGAAGTTGTTGTAGATAAATTAGCTGACTGTAAAAGTTGATATATTCGATCAAAGATCTGATGAGAAACGGTCATTGATGTATCGTTATTAATAATATCAATTTCTAAAAACCAATTGAGAGCATCTAAAGATTCAACACTTAACAAAGGCGTTGCTGTAACAATTCGAAATACTATAACTGGAAATTTGTTATTAGCTACTGGTTCAGGCATTCTTAATTCCCAAATATTTGTTCCATCTTTTATATTAGGCAACAAAGCTGTCAAGGTAGCATCTTGACTTAATACTTCATAGATTTTTTTGCTGATATTACTTAACATCATATAAATTTTGAAATTCCTCTTAATACAGCTTCTGTTATTTCATTTAAAATATAATCTTGATTCTGCATTAGAGAAGGAAGCATATAACTATACTTGCCACCCCAAAGCAGTTCTACATATTTATCATAATCCATTCCAGCACTTATATATTCAACAGACTTACCAGAAGACTCTTCTGTCCAAAATTGAATTGATTGTCTAAGCATTCCTGTCCTATCTGTAAATCCTTGACCTGAAGGAGAAGGATTAAGATAAGAAGGATGTAAACCGCCTGATCTTTTATAATCAGTATCAATTGTATCTTTTATCTGTTGTCCAATATTTCTAAGAGCTGTTGACATCTCATCGAAAATAGTTCGTGATAAATTATCAAGAACGTATTTTGCTCCGCTAGCATCAACTGTAAATGTTAATTCTGCCATTACGATAAATGAGAATCACTATTGATAGTTTTTAATATAGCTTCAGTGTGAGTCCCAAGTCCTGATGTAGTTGCTACTGTCACGACAATATAACTATCATTACCGTGCTCTACGATGTCTCCTATGTCAACTGAGGGTCCCGAGCTAATATTCTCATACATCATAATTGCTGGATCTATTACTGTTTGTCCTTCAAATTCAAAAGAAAGCTCTTCTCGGCGTATAGGTTGAATTGAGCAGGTTAATGAAGCTATTTTAACAGAAAGAGCCACTGTTGATCCGCCTCTACTGTCAGAGGTATAAGCTTTTGACTTAATTATTACTGTGTCATTTAACCCTAACATATATAATACTTAATTGCGCTATAGGAAAAGGAGCTAAACCTACAGCGCAAATAAGTACTCTCAATTTATACTGCCTCTATATCATAACGCATATATCGCTCTATGACAAGATCTACATCTTTTTGTAAAGTATCAAGAATACTATTATAAGGTTTTGTTCCATAAGTCTCTTGATAATTCATATTTCTAAATGCTGTTATTCCTCCTGTTGCTTTACCAGCAACTTGATTAAGAATATTAATTGCTGCAAGCTTTGCTGTCGCAATTTCTATATCTGCAGGAACTGTATGATAATAGTAAGCTGTGATTGTATCATCTTCAGCTCCATCAACAACAGAGACAATACCTTTTGTCGTGTCAACAGAGACTCCTGTTGTGAGCAAGCTTCCGTTTTGATAGATTGCAATATTGTTCGTTGACCAATTATGATGCTCTGCTTGATAAGTTCTTGTTGTTGTTCCAGTACTGCTTGAAATAGCTGTTGTTAAGTATTGAAGTTCTTCTGCTTCAACATAAAAAAGATGTCCATATTCATAAGAGACTTCTACATTTCTTCGTCCCATTGAAAATACGTGTCCATAAAGCAAAGAAGCTGCTTGTTGCCAAGAATCAGTAATTGTATCTATAATGATAGGCTTTAATTGAAGCATTCCTGTTTCCCAATCAGAAAGATCAAGGTCAGAATTAGTATATTCTCTTATAATAGTAAGACCTGAATGGTCTGTTACATTCACGTAATTTAATTTTGTTATTGGAAAATGATTGAGTAATAAAGAACTTGTTCCTGTACCATTATATTTTTCTACTACTGTTTGAGTTGTGAATCGGCGTTTTGTCAAAGAGTCAATTCTTCTTGAAGCTTCTCTACAAGCTTTATTTATTTGACGAGTAACAATTGATGCTGGAATTGTAATACCTGATAAAATGTCTGTTACATCATTTGCATATGCATATTGATAAGCCTGAGGAGGAGTAAAAGTAGGAACTAATGATTCTGCTGATATAGGATCAGACCAATCACTTGTTGTTCCGTCGTCTGCCACAGCTCGTATAAATAGCCAAGCTGTTGGATAATCAGTAGAATCATATGTAATTGTTGCACTAGTAACTGCTCCTGTAGTACTTTGAAGATACGTAGGAGTAGCAGTTGAAGTAGTAGCTATTCCTATTTCATAATGATCTACTGTTCCAGCTGTTATTTGCCAAGTTAAAGTTTTGTTTACTGTCATATTCTTCCTTGCTAATGCTATTGTAACATTGTTTGATCTTTTTTACTTTTATAATTGCCTCTATTCATTTTCTACTAATTTAACTCCGAATATTTTAGATTTTCCTGGTGTTGAAATTTTTGGTGTAATTAATGTTGCAATAGGTTTTGCTATTGGTGTGTTAATGCTTGTTATTATTACTTCTTTATTCCACATTTGATTTTTATCGTCTGTGTCATAAATTCTTTTTCCAAGTTTTGTTCCGTGATAAACGCCTGGAATGCTTGGATGTGCGAGTGTGACTCTCTTGGTATATTCTGTGATTGTAATAGTTTCAAATGTTATTAAGAATAAAGACCGTCCTACATTTACTATTTCTTCGACAGAAATTTCCTCAGAAATGTTAACTAAAGTAGGAATGTCAACTATTATTTGTTCAGAAACCTCTAGATTATCTAGAGTTATTACTAAAATTGGAAATTCTTCTAAAGTAAATTCATCAATATTAATTATTTCTGATACATTTATTTGATTTCCAAGAGATATATTTGCATAATCTACTATGTCTATTGAATCTTGTGTTATTGCTTCAACAAATGAAGGAACATCTTCAAACATTAAAACATTATCTTCAAGCAATATTTCTTCAAAAATATTAATTGAAATATCTATATTTAAAGCTATTCCGTATGAGGTAGATGATGTAGATGCATTTTCTGCTCCATCCCATTGACAATTTTCTTGAGCTCCATCAATGTAATCAGTTAAATCATCAGCAATTTCTAGTTGAACACCGTCAACATAGTAATATACTGTTCCTGTAAATCCTGCCGCATTAGGATCTGCTATTGTAAATCTCCATGATTGTCCAGGCTGTGCTGTATATGAACAACTTACTCTTGTCCAAGTTCCTGGATTTATTGGAATGGTTGTTGAAGCAAGACCACCATAATTAACATAATTTCGTATTCCCATCCAAAGGCCGCCTGTTATAGGACTTCCAACTGGAATGTAAACATTTGCTGATAAAGTGTATTTTTTCCCTGGAATAGGAATAAATGGACTACTTGTGTTCAAATAAGAATTTGCTCCTCGAACTCCGCTAACAAATGTTGCTGAACACTTTCCTGAATGTGTTGAATATAAAGCATAATCTGTGCTTATACCAGCATATGTTCCCCAATAAGAATTAACTTCAAATGAAGGATTAGTAATAAGATTCTGTCTATAGTCTGCTGATACTACATAATCATATGTTGATAAACTTCTTGTTTCGTTCCATAAAATGTCTAAGCTCTCAGTAAGAACAACTGTTTCAGCCTTTGAGATATACCAAACATAAGCTATTCTTGGATCTTCAGAAACGATTATTTCTTCTGAAACAAGTATTCCGTAGATATCTACTTCAACTATTGAGTTTTCTGATATTGAAATTGAATCAGAAACTACAATCTGAGGAACGTTTGGAATTTGAATTAAAGCAAGCGGAGTATCTATTACAGAAATATTTTCAGAAGTTGTTATTTCAGACAAAAGCTCTTGAACATTTATTAGAATATTTTCTTCGACAGTTATATTATCAAGAACGAAAAATTCTAAATTCAAAAAGTTAGAATAATTTTCTGTAATTGTTATTAGCTCAAAAACTGATACAATTAAATCATTAAGTTGAGAGTCATTTGATTCATTTATATTTATTGAATCAAAACTATAAATAGCAATATTATCTAAATTAGTAATCAAAGAATCTAAAATATTGATATTCTCTAATGAGAAAATACTTAAATTACCAATATTTGTTTCTATGTTTTCTATTAATGTTATGCTCTCAGAATTAACAGTATAAATTATTATTTCAACATTTTTATATTCATTTATATTTACAGTTTCTTGAGCAAATATTTCTAAACTAATGTTAAAAGAAATGCTTTCTGTTATTGAGATATTTTCGTAGACAAAAAGATTAATATTGTTATAAAAAGCAATATTTTCTGACAATGATATTTCTTCTGAAGCAAAAACAAAACAATTAGAATTTTCGACAGAAATACTTTCTGAAGTATTTACCTGATCACTTACATCAATAAATGAAGGCATTGAACCTTCATACATATGAAGATTAATATTTTCATAAACATATATTGTGTCTCTATAATGATGAGGATAGTCAGTTATGTATACTTGTTCTACGGAAGAAACATTATAAGCAAGAGTTGCATTTATTTCTTCTGTAAGCAAAATTTCTTCATAAACATTAACACAATAATTTTCTATTAATATTGTAGCAGAATCTGTTAAAGCTATTTCTTCATTAACTGAAACTTCATAGAAGCTTATTACTCCTTCAAAAACTTCAGGTGTGTCTGTTACAGAAATATTTTCTGATACTGAAGGTTGTAATGTCCATATCCACCCAGAATTATTTCCATCATTTACTGAATGAATATCAGCAATCCATGTTGCTCCTCCTGTTGCATTAGAATCTTTTATATTAAGATAATCAGCAACAACAATGCCAGAAGATTTAGAAATAGTTGCTTGAGAGTCTGTAACAGAAGAAACTAATGAATTATTATATCCAGCTGTTCCTGAAAGATTAACATCTCCTGTAAAAGTATAAGTATAGTTTTTATCAAGAGACAAAGTATTCGCGCCACTTGCTAATGTAAAATTACCAAAAGTTCCTGAATTGCTATTAATTTTTAATGATCCATAAATTTCAACTGCATTAAAAGTTGCCCCTCCAGGTCTAAAACTATTTGTCAAAACTGGTTGAGTAAATACAAGATTAGAATTAGTTGTTATTATTGAAACATTAGTTGGAAATGAATTAGCAAATAAAATAGTTGTTCCACCAGTTCCTGTAATATAAACAGTAGAATCAGTCAAATCTAAAACTCTTGTGCCTGAAGCACCTAAATCTATAGAATAAGCTGATATAGTGTATCCGTTTGCATTAAATCTTCCTAAAGAAACTTGAATAGCAGTTGTTGAATAATCTTCTGTATAATCGCCTACTAAATCAACAGTTGAAGAATTCAATATTTGTATTTTTGGACATGTAGAACTATTATTTGTTGTTAAAACAGCATCGCTGTTAAATCTGAATTGTCCTGTGTGAGTGAATGTAGTTTCTGAAGATAATGTTAAATCTCCATATAAATTAAGATTAAATGATCCTGCAATTGTTGGAGAATTAGTGACATTAGAAAAATCTAATATTTTACAATAGCCAGTTGCATTAATTGTAACTGTTTGGCTAATATTATCAAAAGAATTTTCATCAAAGTAAACTAATGCATTTGCGTCTGGAACAGAGGCTCCGCTTGTTCCTCCTGACTGAGCACTCCAGTGTGCTGTGTCATTCCAGTTTCCTCCGTCTGCTACCCAATAACGAGGATAATTAAGTGTTTTTGATTCAGACAATGCAATTGTGTCAGAAACAAATAAAGCATAATATATAAAACATTCTGAAGATTCATTTATGCTTATTTGTTCATCAACAATAATGTTAATATTTCCTGATGCTGTTTCTATATTTTCTGATATGCTTACTTGATCATTGACAGAAGTTGTAACATTTTCATATGTTTCTATATTCTCAGAAAGAGAAACATTTTCAAAAACAAATACTTGGTAGAAGCTTTCATTTTCTAAATATACTGAAGAAGAATCATTTATAGAGATAATTTCTTCTTTTGAAATAGATTCATCACTAATTGAACAATTTTTATTTTCTGTTATTGATACATTTTCCTGAACAAGTATAAATGACTGAATTTCTATTGTGTTTTGCTCACTAACACTTATGTTTTCTAAATGAGCAATAAAACATAATAGTTCAAATTTGTTGTTCTCTGTTAATGAAATATTCTCAAAAACTGTAAACTCTATAGAACAATATCTTTGTATATTTTCGTTTACAGAAATACTTTCTGAAGAATTTATGCTTAAAGTTGATATATTTTGATAAATATTTTCTGTTGTTGAAATATTTTCAAATACTTGAAGTTCAATAGGCAAAACATCAATTATTGAAATACTTTTATTTTCTGTTATTGAAATACTTTCAGAGACAGACAAAAATGATGTTAGCAACAATTGCTTTTGTTCAGAAATAGATATATTTTCTGTTGTATTTACTTCATTTGCAGAAACTTCAATAATATAAACATCACAAAACTCTTCTATAGCAATTGAATCAAACACGCTGAGAAAAGATTGTTCAAATGAAACTACTTGTTCAGAAATTGTAATTCCTTCTGACTTTGAAATAGTTAATTCATTAATTGACAATTGTTTATTTTCTGTTACAGAAATATTTTCAGAAGAATTAATTAATAGTGTACTAATAGAATTAATATTTGCTTCACTTAGAATTATATTTTCTTCTTTTAAAATTTGAAGAATATCAATTTGTGCATTTTTGCTTTCACTAATAGAAATACTTTCAGAAGAATTAATTTGAAGAGTGCTGCTTTGAACTTCATAATTTTCTGTTATTGATACATTTTCAGAAGTAGAAAGCTGAATCACAAAAGTGATAATTGAAGAATCTACAAGAGAAATATTTTCATATACGTTTATCAATATAGTAGAAATATTTAAAATAGAAAATTCATTGTATGTGACAGAATCAAAAACGCTTAATAATAAATCACTAACTAAAGAATTTTTATTTTCTGATATTGAAATTGAATCAGATGCTGTTATGCTTAAATTATTTATAGCAACTGAATAAGACTCTGAAATCGATATACTTTCAAATGAAGAAGCATTATTGTCATCAAGAGGTGGAGTAACAACAGAAGCACCTGCAGACTCTGAGAGAGTAATTCCTTCTCCTGCTGTTTGATAATATACTCTCATTGAAACAGCGTCTAGGTCTATCGAAGTTACAGAAAATGAATTGAGAGAAATATTAACAAGTAAGTTGACATTATTATTAAAATCAGCAGGAGTCCAAGTTCTTCCCCATATATCTGAAGAACTTCCAAAAGTTTCATCATAATCCGTTGTATCGCTAATTTCTGCTGTTTTTTGAGAGGACCAGTTTGTTCCACCATTTTTTGTAAATTTTACTCCAGCTTCTCTATTAAGACCTGCTCCTGTGTATTTAATATTTAATTTAATTTCGACACCAGAAATAACAGCATTTGTTGGTATTCCAAAATCGGCCTCTATTCTATACGTTACTGCATCATTTAATGCATTAAAGACTGCATAAGCTCCATTATCTGTCCATCCATTATCAGGATCTGTCATACTAACACTAGAAGATGTTGCTGTAGCATCATACCAGTTTGTATTTGTGGCAGAGCCAAGGACGTTAATAAGTAAAGCAATAAGAGCAGATTTGTCTTCCGTAACAGAAATATTTTCAAAAGAAGAAGCTGCTATAGCAATTAATCCGTTTTTGTCTTCTGTCAAAGTTATTGTTTCAGAAACTGAAACTTGAGAAGAGCTAATTGAAACAGATTTATTTTCTGTCAAAGTTATAGAATCATTTACAGATATTGATTTTTCAAAATCGCTTGTGATTGCTATATTTACAGATTCTGAAATAACAACTAATTCATAGGCAAAATAATTAACAGTAATATAAGGAGGATTTGCAGAATCTCCAGAATTAAAAGCAGAATTGTAAGAAGACAAAGTAGGAGTACTGTCTTCAAAGTCATCATCTGTTACTATTGCAAACTTTGTTGTTCCACCAAGATTAATGTTGCCTATACCATTATTATTAAGAGTTATATTTGACCATACATTTTGAGTCAATGTAAATGGAGAACAACAATCTGTAAAATCAATAGAAGAATATGAGCTTGAGTTTGAAAGATCATTTGATGTATGTGGAATAATATAAAGATTTACTCCGCCGTTTTGCCAAGAACCTCTAACATTGAATATAACACTGTCAATTACATTTCCATTTAAAGAAATTCCTGACGTATCAAAGTTAGCTAAATATCTTCCAAGAGAATAAGTAGAAGAACCATCATATTGTGACTGTACGGTATTATCTCCAGTAGCTGAATATCCTCCTGTTGAAGTAGCTGCATTGTGGACACTATCCCAAGTTGATTCACTGCGAGTAAACTCTGCGTCAGAAGTAGCAGCATAAATATCTGCTGAATTAGAAACTCTTACATTTAATGATATAGGAACTAACAAATCTGTGCTTTCTGAAAGTGTTATTGATTCTGACACATTTACACTTCTAGGAATTTCGACACTTAATACTTCTGCATATCCATCATTTCCACTTCCCACAAATATATGAAGAAGCTTATTAGTTGTTTCAGCTATTATCTCAGAAATAGCATTATACTCACCCTCAGTAGTATCAAACTCAAATGGAGCTCCTGCTGTTGTAACTACCCAAGTAGATGTATTAACTTCAAAAACTTGAGCAAAACCGTCATAATTTGTAGATGCTCCCGTGTCGGGTCCAGCCCATACATACAAGAAGTGATTATCATCAAGTCTTGCAACAGAATATTTAGAATTTGTTTGATGATTTTGAGTATCAAACTCTAATTGCGCGGCTGCAGTAGTAACTGCCCAAGTAGAAGTGTTAACAGTAAAGACTTGTGTAAAACCATCTCCAGACGCACCTGTCCAGAAGTTAATAAAATGATTAGCATCTATTTTGTAACAAGCGTTCCAAGATCCAACATCTGTGTCAAATCTAAGTAAAGCAGCTGCTGTTGATACGGCCCATGTTGAAGTGTCAACGGCAAAAACTTGAACTGTACCGTCAGTTGTTGTTGCTCCTCCAAGCCAGAAGTGAATAAAGTGATTTGTGTCTATTTTAGCTGTCGCGCCGTAAGTATGATTTTGTGTATCAAACTCAAATTGAGCAGAAGATGTAGTAACAACATAAGTACTTGCATTAATATCAAATGTCTGTGCAAAACCGTCTGATGAAGCACTTGTCCAGAAATTGATATAATGAGTGCCTTCTATCCATAAAGCATCATTGTGTGATCCGACATCAGTATCAAATAAGAATCTTGCTGCAGAAGTTGTTATTGCCCAAGTAGATGTATTTACAGCAAATGTTTGTACATATGCATCAGTTGTTGTGGTGCTTCCAAGATACCAAACTGCGAAATGGTTAGTATCTATTTGAACACAAGATGACCATGTTTGATTTTGTGTATCATGTTCAAGTGTTCCAGCTTCAGTTACAGCCCAAGTGGATGTATTTACAGCAAACACAGAAGCAAAACCGTCTGATGCAGCTCCTTGATATGACACGAAAAAGTGATTCGTATCTATTACATACGGTTTTGTAGGGTGTGCCATTAAAGTTGTTTCAAACTCAAAGGCACTTCCAGCTGTTGTAATATCCCAATTAGCCATTATTCCACCTTATACTTCCAAGAGTTGTCAAATGAATTGGTTTAATTCTTTCATCAACCCAGATTTCAAATCCTGCTTTTACAGCTCGTTCAGAAAATTCGCAGTCCTCACTCATTGTTCGTCTGTCATATTCTTTTCCGTCAACTGTAACTTTTTCATTAAACTTTATATCACCAAATTCAAATATTGAGTCTTGATAAATTGTATTGAGTTTTTCTAAAACCTTACGCTTTATTAAAAGACATCCTGTTCCTGTAGCATCTACTTTATGTAAGTAATGATTCTCTTTGAATTGAGTCACAGGAAAATACAATTTCAATGGTTTTTTGTCTGCAATAATTTCTCTAGCATAAAAACAACATAAAGGATGTATTCCATTTTTGTCTGGATTTCGTCCCAATATTGGTGCTGATACTATATCCTTGTCATCTTCAATAAATTTTTCAAGTGTGTCTATAGGAATTGGATTATCGTCATCTACAAAGAAAAGATAATCAAATCCACCTCTTAAAGCCTCCATTGTCATGTGATTTCGTGCCTTATCAACTCGTTGTCTTTCTACGCTTAAAAATGCACAAGGATATGGTTTGTGTAGCATTAATAAAGATTGCAACATGATAGTTGGAACCATTCCACTGCCTGAAGGCATTCCGATTAATATTGTTTTAGAATTATTCATATGTTTAATTAGGTGTAGTTATTCGAACACCTTGCTCCTCATAATCTAACATATTTATATCAATGTCAGGTTCTGAAGGACCAGAACTTTCAATTTGTATAGATATATTTTCTAGAATCCACATTGTGTCATCATAATATTGTGGAATATCAGTTAACGTTATTGTTTCAGAAATATTAATAGTTCTTGAATCTGCTTCTTGTATAGATACAAAAACTGTCTCGGACACTTCAATAATATCTGGCTGATTTGCTAGATAATCTAAGACTAAAATTGATTCACTAACATTTATTTCCATTATGTTACCTGTATATATTTTGAAAAGTTTATTTTAAATGCATTAGGATCTATTGCACTAACTGAAGCATCAAAACTATCCACATATACCGTTTTTCCCGCTTTTACTATTACTCCTACACTTCTTGATTCATTTGCTCCAGAGATTGTTGCTGTTAATTGATACCAGCCGCTTCCTTTGTCTATAAAACTTGTTGTAACTGCTGAACCGTTATAATACAATTCAAGATCAGCATTTGTTATTACTGATCCAGTTGTGTATGCATAACATGAAATATCATATTGTCCTGTTCCTAGATTTATATTTTCGTAAAAAGGAATATCTGTGTCACTTTTTACTGTAATTTTTGCACTAGCATTTCCAGCATATTTTGTTGTAGTATTTCTTTCCATTATTCCGCCATGATCAAACACTGCAGAATCGACACTGACTCCCCATTTTTTAATAAGATAAGACTGAATTAAAGCTCTATTTGCATCTGAAAGGGCTGACGTATAAATAATAACTTCTCCTATATATCCATTCCAGTTATATCCTATATTTACCCATCTTCCTATAGAGATTTGATTTCCTTGTATGTTTATATCTTGAGTAACTGTTCCAGAAGACGTATCTCCAAGATCCCACCACCCATTATATTGATCTGAGCTATATGATTTTCCAGAATTAGCATGCCATACATCATCAGCTAACTCATCTGTTGGAACATAAAAATCATTTCCATAGCGAGCATTGTTCCATCTAAGAGTGCCATTATATTCTCCATGAGTAAATGATTGATTAGATCCTGCTGTTCCTAATTGGAATATTGTTCTCCAATTTCCTGCAGTACCATTTGACCTTGCTGCAGCAAACCATGTAAAATCGCTTTGTCCTATTGCAGGATAAGAAGTATTTTCTAGATAATAGTTCGAATTATTTTGATAAACAGCCGGTAAAGATCCTGCTATATTTGTTTTATACGTAGGCCGATAACTTTCTGTTGATTGTGTGACATGATAATTACTTCCTGATAAGTCATCCCACTGGCTTATAGTATCATTATCACTTAATCCTTCAATTGCATCAGCTTTTATCCAAAAAGAAGGCGTAGCAATTTCTGTAGGAATTTTTCCTGCATTCCAATTTGATAAATCTGTTTCAAATCCTGCATTTGCAAAATTAGCCATAATATTTATACACAAAAAAAGCTCTTATTAACTAAGAGCTTCGTTTGTACGAACCCTTTCTGATATATTTACTCCAAGTGTAGGAGGACCTCTTTCTGAATTTTTTGACACAATAATTGTAATAGGCCGTTGATCTTCACTTTCAAACCACTTTTTTATTTCATTAATGATATATCGAATAGCATTTTCGAATATATCAAAAACTTGAATTTCTTCTTTGACTTTTACTTCTAAATTCATATTATTCTTACGCCCCTTTTCATAAAAGGGCTTGTTATCATAAAAGGAGTTTGTGACTCTAAATTGAAACCTGTTACATACACTGTTTTGTTTGTCTTTACCTCAACTCCATATTTTACGTTTGTTACAGTTCCCGTTATAACTGCATTAAGTTTGTACCACCCGCTTCCCATACTTGTAAAAGTAGTTGTTATTGCTGATCCATTATGATATAATTCTACATCAGAGCTTGTAACTTCTGCTCCAGAAGTATATGCATAACAAACTAAATTATAATCTCCTGTGTCTCCTATATTAATAGTCTCAAAAAATGGAGTTAATGCATCATTTGTCGCCGATACTATTTTTGCTGTATTATTTCCTGAATATGTAGTTCCCGTGTCTCTTGTTATTCTTGCTCCATACACTCCAGAAGAAATGTCAGCATTCCATTTTAGAGCAAGATTCGATATTATATAAGATTTATTTTGTGCAGATAAATTACTAGTATAAGCAAAAATTTCTCCAATTCTACCATAATAACCCTGTCCTCCTCCAGAAGTATAATCTCCAAGTATATGTCCATTTCTATAAGTAAGAGAGTAACTTCCTGTTGCTTCAGTTTGTGCATTTACAGAACCAGAAATTGTTGTTCCAGTTCTATATGTTAAAGAAACATGTGAATCTGTTGTGTTAGCCGCATTTGAAGTATCCCAACCTCCACTCCAAGCAGGATTAAAATGAAGATATGGAGTAGGACCATAACTAAATAATGCGTTTCCTGAGGCTCCTTCTGTTCCAAACCCTAAAAATGTTTTCCAGTTTCCGGATGAACCTACAACCCCGACCTCAAACATTGTCCAATCATCTGTCAATGGTGTTGTTTCACTTGATGTCATTCTATCTCCGCCATCAAAATAAAAACAAGGAAGACTATTAATATTGTCTGTTTCGTTATTTTTATATGTTGGTTTTACAGTTGATGTTGATTGTGTAACATGATAATCACTTCCGCTTTCATCATCAATTTGTCCTAGAGAATCTCCATCATTAGCAGACATTTGAGTCGCGTCATGCCAAAAATACAAACCTGCTATTTCGTTTGCAATCTTGCCTGCTTTCCAGCTAGATAAATTAGTATTAAAATTAGGATTTGAAAAATTTGTCATATTTATTTTTTATTTTCTTGTGAATAACACTTATCACATAAAACGTATTTTCGCACTTCATTAAGCCAAGCTGGCTCTTTTACCTTTGAAATTGATGAAATACTTTCTTGAGTATTTTTATAATCAATTTCTTTAATAGTTTTATTAGAAAAAACAAAACATGGACCTAAAGGACCACTTCCGCAGATTGAACACCGCACATTCAAAAGCTTTTTTAATTCTATTGCTTTTGGATCTTCAATATATTTTTGAGTTATTTCTAATGACATATACAAAAAAGGCTCTTATAGATTAAGAGCCTCCTTTTTTTATTTTTGCAATTAATACTATACCTGAGGATATTGTACTCCGTTTTCATCTATATGCTTGCAAAAAATGTTCGTGTCTATTAAGAATGGATATTGTTTATCTTGATACTCATCCCATCCAGATTTCTTGAAGAATCCACCTTTCATTATTTTTGTACACCAATCTAAATCACTTGTTCCTGTTGTCATATTGTATTGTTGACTTTCAGGATCATACCACATTTTTCTTGGTGTTTCAAATACTCTTCGAGTTTTTATTCCACCAACAAGATATTCAGGACTTTCTTCCCACATAGCTCTAAGAAGTCCTCCATGAATTAAAAGACATCCTGTTGGAACTCCATCACACCAAACTAAGTCTCCAAGTTTCCAATCTTTATAATATCCTACTCCTCTGCCTCTAAAAACTAAAGGCTCTGAAGGAATAGATTTTGTGAAGTAAAGCCCTGAAACAATTGGAACTTTTTCCTCACGCATATATTTATCAAACTGTATAAACGCATTAGGAGGAAGAACATCATCTTGTTCTATAAGCAAAAGCCACTCAAAATCTTTTTCAATCAACTCTTTAACAATAAGATTTTGAGCATCTGCTACAGAATAATGAATCGGAACATACCCACTAATCCATTGAATCATTTGTACCATTGACCAATTTACAGGAATGATTTGACCATATCGAGCCATAACCCATTCCATACGGACATTTCCTGTAGAAGGTGTTCCAACAAGAAGTTTATTTATATATCCAGGGTCTTCTGAATCTACAATAACACTTCTATATTCTCTTACAGGCCCTTTTTTTGGTTTTGCAGCAACCATTACTGTTGATGTTTCTTTCATAATTCTCCTTATTTAAGATAACTTGGATCTTCTCGTCTTTTTACTAAAACAACTTCCATGTTGCCAGTTTTTTGCCAAGCGCTGAACTTAATTCTCCATGGTTTTGGTTTATATATTCTGTACAATTGACCTTGAGTGTTTGGCTCGAGAGGATCAAAGTAAGTCCAAGTAATTTCATTTATTCCATTACAATGAGTAGGATCTTGCCAGAATCCTTGAGATCCAGCATAAGGAAATGAAAACATTGCCTCTCCGTCATATTTCATGACTCTCCATACTTCATCTAAGAATCGCATGAATTTAGGGCCCGGATCAGTTTCTCCTACATACTGTTTGATTTCTTCAGGAGTAACAAGTTTCTTATCAAGAAGAAGTTTTATGAGCGGAGCTATTCGAGCATCACCAGGATGAGGATCAAGATGTTCTACAAGATGAGAACACATTGATAAGATCACGCTTTCATCTGGAAGCGGCCAAGGAAATAATTCAACATTGTGGACTATATCAACTCCTGGCAAATCTCTATAATCCATTCCAACAAATCCAGGCTGCTTGTTATCCCCACAACCAATATCAAGTTTTATGCCTGAATTTTTTTTAAGCAATTGTTCTAATTTTGTATTCATAGCTCCTTTTTTCTTTTTTAATTTGTACTAGAGAAATTATATCATATTTTAATAATAAAGAAAAACTTTATTTGATCGTGAATATGATACAACAAAATCGCAGAGGTTTTAAGTCTCTGCGATTAATAGTGACTTCTTTTTTGCTAGTTCGTTAACCAAGCTTGATTAATGATTTTTGTTAGTCAAGTGACATATACAAAATCACTATGAAAACAAAACTTAAGCAAAAATAATGTCGTAAGTCACGTTAACGTTCTGGTTAGTAGCACATGAGCTAGAAGCGTAAGTGTTACCTGAGAACAAAGTTCCTGTAGCTGAAGAATTGAACAAACCAATATTTGAAATATTTTGTGTATTTGTTACGAATGAATCTGAGCTTGCAAATGTAGCTGTAAATCTTACAGTTTTTGATGTTGAAGATGTAGCAGCTGTAACAGCAGCTCTCTTTACAACTTCTCCGCCAAGTGTCGTAGCATTTGTTGCTGGAGCACCTCCTGTACCAAGAGCAGCATGAGAAACTTGTTTAGATCCAGAAATTGCACCAAGAGTCTTACAAAGGAAATCATTGAAACCATCTGTAACTACTTGGTTTTCAAGCCAACCTGAATCTCCAATGACTTTATCTCCTTCAGTAACCTGAACATGATAAAAACCTTTAACTTTTAATCCGTCTGTCATATATTTTTCACCTCGCTTTACAAGTAAATTAAAACAAATTTTTATTCGTTTCTATTTCTATTATAAAAATAACTTTTATATGAATTGTGAATAATGATAATAATTAACATTTCTTCATGTATTTTGAAGAGGCCTTATAATCTATCATTTATGATAAATCCGTGTCGCTCGTGTCATCTGAATGACTCAAACAATATTCTCGTACAATCTGATATGTTCTTTCACAACTTGATCAAATGAATTTGTATTCAAATATGGTTTATCTAATATTTGAAATAATTTTATTTTTAAGTCTTCATCATCATTAAACTTTATAACATCTTGGTCAGAAAGATCATTGAACCACGTGACTCTGTTGACAAAAACAGGTCTTCTTGTACTAAGAGCAGTTCTTGCAGCCGCAGAACTCCCTGCAGTTCCGACTTCATCATAATACAAGACTATGCCATCAGAATCTCGAAGCCATGAGATTAACTCATTTATAGGCAACCATTTTTCTTCTGCAAAAGTATATTCGTATTTATATCCTAAAGACTCACATACTTTTTTTATATTTTCGTGCTTACTTCTTCCTAGGCCAAAGCCTTTAATCATAGGCTGAAAGTTGTACACAGGCATCGCTATTAAGTTCGCTTGAGGAACTTGAGCTTTTACTTCAGGCTTCATTGTTAACACAAGCTTAAAGTCTCCAAGCATAGGCCATATTTTACCAAGACACGTATCATGAAGAGTAATAACTAATTTTGTTTTATTCTTTAGTCTTTGGACTAAATGCCAAAGCCACTCATGGTGGAATACAGCATCTTGAAATTGAAGATGAAATATATCTGATTTTTCAGCTATTTCCGTGACTTTGTCCATTTCAATACCAACTTCTCCATCCCAGATTGTTGCATTATAAAGTCTATGAACTCTAGGATCTTCTGGTCCTACAGCTTTCACTGAATGATGTTTTTCAGTAAGCTTTGGAGCAATAATAGTAATTTCATGCTCTTGAGGAAAATGTTTCACAAGAGAAGCTGTATAATCTGCTATACCACATATTTGATTGTGTGTGCTCATCATTGTTATCTTCATAATATTTTTCTTAAAACAACTTGGTAATGTATATCTATAACTTTATAATATTTTTCAAATACTTTCATAAAAATATCTATAGCTTCTTTTGGTTTGTAAGACATATCATTAATCTCATTTCCCCAATCATAATCATCAAAAATAATTATTCCATTTTTCTTTAAGAGTCTATGACATAATACTGCATCTTCAAGAGTATCATCTCTCATGTGTGAGCCATCAACATAAATAAAATCAAATGAATAAGGATCTAAACATCGTAACTCTTCTTGTGATTTTCCTACAATAAGTCTGTGCTTAAGTCGTGATGGACATTCTTCTAAATTATGAAAATATAATTTTTTAACAGTTTCAAAATTAGCGCCTGCTAAATCTGTTTCTGAATAAAAAGGATCAATGTCTGTAAGGTGTGAATCAGGATGAGTAAGAATGTTGTCTAATAACCACACTGTTGCTTGTCCTTCAAAGCATCCAATTTGCAAAGCATTAGTTTGCTTATCAACAAATTCTTTTATAAAGCCTTTGCCTCCAAGCCATTGATCATTGTAATTATAAAACCAATTGACATTGAATTTGTAGTCTTTCATTATACCCTCACTATTTCTGTTTTTATATCAGAAAAATCTACACCTGCTTGTTCATATATTTTTACTTCATTGTCAAACCAAAGATCAATTTTATTGTTTATTAGAGTTTTCTTCTTCCATTCTCCAATATTTTTATGTGTAGAAACAAAATTAGCATCTCTAATAAAAGCTCCTGAATAAGGAAAACACAACTTACTTAAATTATCAATAATCTGTATTCCTCGCTCATGTTCTGCTGCAGTGATTATATATACTTGATGTCCGCTTCTTTTAAAATCAGACGCAAGCTGAAAATAATGTTGATAATTCGCAGAAACGACACCATCATAGTCCAAAGCTATTCGTATCATACTTGTACATGAGTTTCAGTTTTGTTTAAATACCCTTTAATTGCTCGTGTTTTATTAAGCCACATCATAGAAGTTTCAAGTTCTGTAATTGCTACAGAAAGTTCTCTGCTTCTTTCTTCATTATTTACATTTACCATTAAAGCAAAACCTTTTAATAGTGCTTCTAATGCTTCTTCCAATTGGGTTTTTTTATCTGTTTCCATATATTCTCCTTTATTTATATAATTTTTTGTAATTTCTTGTGCCAAAATAAGATCTAATTTTATCCACTTTGCAGTGACATTTATCACATAAAGTTATTCCATTTTCTATTGTACAGAGAAATTCAGGAAATTGAGCTTTAGGCTTTATATGATGAACTTCTAGATTTTCTTTATTTCCGCATCTTTGACACGTGTATTCATCTCTAATTAAAACTTGTTTTCTAAAATGAAAATATTCTACAGAGCCTGTGTTTATTTTATATTCTATAGTATCTTCAGAAAAATTAGGATTATTTCTAATTTTTAATGTTATGCTTATTTTCTTTTTAATTTCTAAAGATAAAGGTCTTCTTTTCTTTCCAGCTTTAGCTAGACTCATTTTTAATCTAGCTTCTTTTGACATTATTTTTCCTTTAGAGCCCTCACTCATTCTTTTTCTAGTTTCTAAACTCTTTGGTATTCCTTTAGTAGCTAAACTTTTTCTTAATAAAGTTTCTTTAGAGTATACACCAGTTTTACCTTTATTCCATGGAGTCATATTATTTATAAGCTTCGACTCTCATGTTTTCGCGGAGCCAGGGATCATTAATGTTGACTACTGATATATTTTTGAATCCTGCTTCCTCAAGCATTTTGTACATTTTTTCTTTGTCATATAGAATATAGTGTTGCATTCCGGGGGCATCCTGAGTTCCCCAGATTTGCATCTTATATCCTTGCCATAAATTAGCTACTTGTTCCCATCTTTGGTGATAATCCATTTCTAAAAACATTCTAAAAGTTTCTTCTGCATCTGGAGTTTCAAATTCTAATTTTCCACCATGTGCCATTACTCTATACCAAGTTTTTATAGCCTTATGGCCTTCATCATAATTTATATGTTCCATTATGTGCATATGAAATATTTCAGATGCAAAATTATCAGGAAATTTTTCTAAAGTAATCATATCGTCTTGAACATCACAAACACGAAGATCATATAAATCCACGTTAATATAATTTTCTTTAAAATCTCCTCCACAGCCTAAGTGAAGCTTTGTTAACTTGCTAATATCTCTATTTGAATTTCTAGATGTTATCATATGTTGTCTATTTCACTCCAATCATAATTAATTGTATCTCGTCTTAGTAAAGACTTCTTACCAAAATGATAAAAGCATGCTCCTCTTACTATACAAGGAGGTCTACCTTTTTCTCGCCCTGTTCTTACAAATGTTTCGTCTACATCAGAAGGATAGTCTCCTTGAGCTAAATTAAATCCTCCAAGCAAATCATAATGCTCTCGCGTTGTTATAAAAGGACAATACTGTGTTACTCCTTCTAATATTCCATTATCATTTTCAAATTCTTTTGTGTAATTAATAAATTTATCATAATCAAATTCTTGCCAATTATCTCCACAATTTCTTACATACCATCTTCGTATAGGTTCATCCTGATGACCATAACTTACTCCATTATCTAAACAAGTTCCTGTAAAATGGAAAAATTTGTCTTTATTTTCTACTGTTTGCTTGATAATTTTATTCCAAAAACCTGGAGCTAAGACAAAGTCAGAGGCTGAAAATACAATAAATTGTTCATTTGTTATTTGTGCAGCATGATTCCAAAGAGAATAAAGCCCTGGAAAATTTACTTCTTTGCACCAAAGATTATTCTTATCACACCATTGTTTTGTGCCGTCATTACAATTATTCGCAAATATATATATATTTGAACTGTTCCACATGTTTGGATTATTGTATTTGAGGCTCCATAGCATAAGCTGCAGATATGGCAACTCATTATGTGTTTTTATAATATAAGCAATATTTTTCATTTTATTAATTCTGTAAATTGATTTCTTTCTTTTTTATTCATTGTTATATTTCTAAATAGACTCTCTATATGTTTTGCATAAGTATGAAATGTTCTTATGAAAAGTTTTGCTCTTTCCGCAACATCATGATACACAACATAATTTTTAAGAATATCATCAATTTTGACAAACATTTCTTCATCATTTTCGAATGTACTATAAAGCTTTGGGTCTATAATTTTGTTAGCATCATCATGAAGTAATTTTTGAGTAAGAAGATATGCTCCACTAGACATGGCTTCAAAAAAACGCATACTAATATCTTGTCGATTATTTCTTACTGAAGCATTAAGAACAATTTTTGCTCTTGAGTATATTTGTCCCATGTCCTCTTTTGTAGCTTCTCCAATAAAGATTTTGTTTTCATTAAATCCGTGAGAAATTAATTTTGAACGAATAGTTTGTCTCCATGGATCATCTTCATACAAGTGACCTACAAATGCTATATCTAAATTTCTTTCTACTTGATAATCTTGATGAATCCAAGGGTCACAACCAAGAGGAAGCCATAAAGTTTCTAATCCGGCATCTGTAGCCCTTTTAGCACCACACGAATATTGTGCCATAACAGGAATGCCTGCTGTTTTAGCCATTTCAAATCTATGTTCAAAATCAAGATGAGTATCAATGCTATAATAAATTGAAGGTCCAGATTTCCATTCTGGAATAGCATATTGTGGTCCTGAATCAATAATAAAGTATAAACCATATCCCTCCGGTACTGTAGTGACATTATTATGATCAAACCTGTCTACAGTTATACCAAGTTCTCTCAAAGCTCTATCAAAATATACTCCTGTTGTAAATGGTGTTCCTAGATCATAAATTATCGCTGTTTTCATAATTCCTCATTTCTGTCTTTGTGCGTTTTCTTTCTTCTTTCATTTTTCTTAACATTTGTATTGTTCTTTGTCTTTTGAAGCTTTCATCTTGATACATTCCTTTTTTAGTTGTTTTAAAATGTTTCATATAAGCCTTTCGTTTGAATTTTCATCAAGAACATTACTCATAAACACTTTGAAATAGTCCCATATATTTACTCCATATTTTTTATTAAATTTATCTAGATTACTCCAATAAGGATTATTCATTCCTTTATTACTTGGAAGCAGTGGTCCAGCTGTTTTATTACTATAGTGAACCGTTTTTACTTTTGATGTGACATAACTTTCTTTTCCTAATTTTCTAACTTGAACTAGCAAATCACAATCTTCCCAATATGCTAAATGATAAATTGGATCAATATAGTGTCCTAATAATTTATAGTTGTCAGTTAATTGTAGACTATTTCTGTCAACAAAAAAACAACTTCCATTGAGACCTTTTAAAGGATCAACCATATGAGCTAGATCTTCAGTCTCATGACTTGCAGGCCAAGGACAAAATACTATTGCATCTTCATGCTTTTGCCATTCTGTCATTATTATTGTATCCCATTTTTCAGTAATAATTTCTACGTCATTATTTATAACACATATAATATTATTCTTTGCAATTTTTATTCCAGCATCCCATGATTGACCGACTCCAAGATTTCTTCCTGGAGCATAAATTGAACACGGATATCCGTTTTTAATAATTGCTCTTGTAGAATCTTTATCATTAGAATTATCTATAACAATAATTTCATCTATGAATTCACTCTTTGAAAAGAGAGAAGTCAAGCATTTTTCTGTGTAATTCCAATTTCCTAACACAGGAATTACTGCTGATATATTATACTTTAGGTTCATTTGTTCCCCACTTTGACCAATATAACCAATTATTATGTTCTTCCCATTCTCTAGGCATAAGTCCAGATCTTGTTCCTGCGCCTTTATGAAATACTTTTGATTCAGGAGTAATCATAATTTTCCAACCATTATCTAAGAGTCTATTATTGAAATCCCAATCTTCTTTGCCAGCTGCTCCTTTGAAACGTTCATCAAACATTCCTATTTTTTTAAAGCATTCACCTCTTATAAGAAATGGCAATTCATTTCCCGGCCTTTCAGGAGCTAATGGATCACGCATATTATGTGAAGCTACACGACCACATTCAGGATGATTATCAAGATATTCTTGCAAAGCATTTAACCATTTTGGAAAAAAAGTCATATCATTATGAATCCAGCAAATGTCATAAAAAGTTTTTTCATTCTCTTTATTAAAAAAGAAGCGTATTCCTTGATTGATAGCACTAGATACTCCTTTCCATTCTTTTAATTCTATCAATTGAATATTTTGCTTTTTTATCCAATCTTGTGTGCCGTCAGTAGAATTGTTATCAACAACAATTAACTCATAATTTGTTGTATTTTCAAACAATGAATGCAAACACACTTTTGTCATTTCTAAATTATTAAATGTAGTAAGTATTATTCCGATTTTTTTCATATTAAAGAAAATTATAATTTTTTACAATAGGTTTTTGTTTTTTAATATATTCTTGAATAACTTCTGGATATAAACCTGTATATTCATGAGCAACAGTGACTCTGTCAGAGATTATATCATTTGGATTTCTATTTTCATTAAGTTTATATTTTTCTTCTGGATTTAGACTCCAATACAATTTCCAATTTTCATAAATTAAATGTTGTGGTTTGACATATCCGTAATGATGATAAAAATAATCAAGACTTAAAGTATTTTCTAAAGGGTAAACTTGTTCATGAACGTCTCCGTTCCATCTTCTTCCTATTCGCTTAAATACATTTTTTCTATATTCTTTATGTTGATAATGAAATACGTCTAATAAAAAATGATAAAAACAAAATTGAAAGCCATCATAGTGTGTCCAAGAAAGACTTTCTCTTAATATTCTCTCTAGATGATTATAATGAACTTCGTCTGCATCAATCCACAAAATCCAATATGCAGATGAGTTGTCTAGTGCATAATTTCTTGCGTTAGAAAAAGTAAATGGCAAATTTGAGTTAAAAAAATCTAAATATTTTGCATGAGGAACAATAGACTTTGCAATATTTATATTAAGATTGTCTTTTGATCCTGTATTAACAATTACAAGTTCATCTACCCACTTTATCGAATTCAAAGAATATTCTAAAAATGGTTCAGGTTTTTCTCCTAATATCATGTTTGCACATATTGTATTCATATTCTTTCGTATTCATCAATTGCATTAATTAATTGTTGACCACATCGCTTCCACGTCCAAAATTCTTTTACCCATTGAGCTGCTTTTTCCCCTTTTTTATGAATTTCATCTTTGTGTTCATAAGCATATCTAAGCAAACTTCTAAGATGTTCATAGCTTGCTTGAGCCCATTGCCCTGAATAAAAAGTATTATTAGAGGCAATATTTTTTATATCAACTAATTTACAGTCAAGAGTAAAATTATACTCTGAGTTTAGATATTCTTTGAACCCACCCCAGTTTGTGCATATGCATGTTGTTCCAACGCCCATAGCTTGAAGTCCGCCGAGTCCAAAGCCTTCTCCATGAGAAGGAAAAACAGCAATATCAAAAGAAGCTAATAAATCTCCTAATTCTAAAGGTGATATTTTTTTTCCATTAAATTGTATTTTTTCATTATCTTTGTATTTATTTGAAAGATCTGTTTCTTCGTTTGTGTCTTTCATATATAGCAAAACATCTTTTTCATTTCGAAATTCATCTAAAAAAGCTTTTATAAGAAGCTCAGGATCTTTTCGAGGGACTAAACTTCCTATTGTTCCAACAATAAACTTATCTCTTTTTACTTTTGGTCGATAATAATAAAATTCTTGATCTACTCCATGATGCAAAACTCTAATAGGAACTTTTACTCCATTTGTTTTAAAGATTTTAACATCTTCTTCGCAAGGAACAAATATCATATTTACTTCATTGCACGCATTTGCCCATCCTGGAAGAAGTTGAGTACTTTCCCACATAGTATACATGGCTTTTTTCTCATGTGGTAACATTCCAGGCTTCATCCAAAAATGATGCCATATTCCCCAACAATCGTATTGACGTTCTTTAAAAATAAGATCCATAATGTCTCTTTTGAGATAATACATTTCAGGTTTATAAAAAATAGAAATATCTATTCCTAATTCTTTAAGCGCCCAAACCATCATTTGTCCTACATATCCATATCCTTCATAATAAGGCATAATATGATTCCAAACAATTTTACGGTTAGTTTTTGTCCAAGTTTCTTTATTGAAAGGTTCAACAGGAGCTCCCCATTCATATCCAAAAGGAGATTCTATTAATTTTGAAGCAAGATCAAGAGGCACAATTCCCTCATGATTTCTAATATTTATTTGTTTTCCGTCAATAAAAGTAACAATATTCAAATGATCCCGATGACGTATTTTTACATCTACCATATTTGACCTCTATCATCTAAATGTCCGCATTTTACTGAAGTATCTACTAAAAGTTTTTGACCTGTTTCTTTTTGAGCGCATAAACATATCCAAGCGTCTTCTCCGTTCCGTTGTATCCACCTAGACCAATCAAAATTATATTTTTCAAATATTTTTCTGCTTATCATGAGACATCCTGCTCCAGTCCAGTCACATTCAATTAAACCTGAATCTTGTTTTGTTTCTACTAATTGCTTGCCTAGACATGTTGGCGGCCAATTTTTATCGCCATATCCGTTAAATACAACTGGCCCTCCTGAAACAACTGATTTAAAGTTATACAATCCTGCTACTGCAGGCTTCTCAAGTGAATAGAGTGTCTCAAAAGCATGTTCTGGAACTATATTGTCTGAATCTATAAAAAAGATATGAGTTATATTTTCAATAGTCCTTGCAAAATTAAAGATAAGTTGTCGACCTACTGTAATTTTGAATACTCGATTCCACGCCATTTCTTTATCTGAGTCCCATTCAATAATAGTTATATTATAAAATTTGTCAATATTAGTTTCTGCCCAATCATGAATTTGTTGTTTCCAAGAGGCTTTTGAATCATCTATTGTGAAGAGTAAGTGAAGTTTTTCTTTGCCTTTTAAAGTAAGAAGAGCTTGAGAATATTTTTCCCAAGCATATAATTTACTACCAGCTAATGAAGTACCTACTAATACACTATTATCAAGAGCACTCATTGGTCTGAAAGTTTTTGTTTGGATGTCAATTTTGTTAACATATACGATGAAATCATCGTATATACCAACTAATTCATAACCATATGGCCCTGATACTATTGCTTTTGCGTCGCTTCTAGGTATCAAAGCTTCATAATTACGAATGTTAATTTGTTTTCCTTCTATAAAAACTGTAATATTCGGACTATCCAAGTGTCTAATCCGAATTAATTCTTCAGACATGAGTGCTCCTTTTTTAGTGTTAGCCAATTACTTAGCTAAGTGTTGTTTCCAAGTTTGTGATTTTAACGATAGCATCCGTCCATCTAACAGCAAACGCAATACGTTCTGAAGGAACGACAAGAGTTTGATCTGTCCAGATTTGATCAAATGTTTTAAATTTGATCGCTCTTCGGTCTCCAATGATAGGAGTTCTTCTATTTACAAGAAGAGCTTCAGTATATCCATTTCCTGTAGATCCACCATAGGTAAGATCTGTTGGAAGAAGACCTACTGTGTACACATTCATTCCCCAGATAGCTCCGACCTGACCTGTTTTAAGTGCACCTTGATTAAACACTGTGTACTTATCGAAGTCTGCGTAAAGTTTTCTAAGTTCTCCAATGACTATAGGAGCACCAAAAACATCGATCATCTGTGGATTTTGTCCGTGTCTACCAAGATTTACAAGACCTTGATTAAGATGCTTAAGAGTTATTCTTGAACCTGCTGCATCGACTGCTGTGCCTGCTGCAAGAGCTCTAAGACCATTAAAAGCTTTTCGTGGATGATCTGAAACAGCAAATGATGTATCTCCATTAAAGAATGCATCAGTTTCTGCAAGACCAATTTCTGTACCAAAATCCTGTTTAATCAAAGGCATCAATGCGATTTTTGAATCTTCATCGATTTCTGAGTCAACTGTCAAAAGACCCATAAGCTTTTTAGCTGTAAGAGTAACTTGATCTGTTGCCATTCCTGATTGTGTTGGTTGTGAACCTTCACCTACATAGTAGATTGAGTTAACACCTGTGAGTTTAGGAATAAGGAATGTAGGAGTAGGCATTATGACTTGATCCCAAAGATTTCTACCAACTGAATTCCATTTGATATACTCAACTAATTCTGCGGCAAGTTCTGTAGGAATAAAATCTCCACCTGTTGCATCAGAAGTATTAACACCTCCAAGCGCTTTTTTTACGTCAACTTTATCCATATTATTTTTTCACCTCCTCATTTATGTGAATATTTTCTTATTTTCTATTGCAGTTATCTGCAAGTGCTAAAGAATTTATATTCTCTAGCAGCCGCAGATAAGCGGCTTTTGTTTTTTATTTTCCAAAGATTATTTGAGCTTGTTTTCTAAGCTTTTCTTCTTCAGTCATTTCTTTCTTCTGTTCTATTTTTTCGTCTTCAACTACAACACTCTTTTTTGCTGTTTTTGCAGCTTTAAGAGCTTCTACATCTTCAGAAAGTTTTCCAACGACTGCAGCAATATCTTTAATTCCGTTTAAGACTTCAGTAAGGTCAACACTCTTTTCTTCGACTTTTTCCTCTTCTTTCACTTCTTCTTTTTCCTCTTCTGGTTTGACCTCTTCTTTTTCGTCTTCAACAACTGCTTCAACTTCTTCTTTCTTTTCCTCTACAACTTCTTCTTTTTTCTCTTCTACTACTTCTTTTTTTTCTTCAACTTTCTCTTCTTTCTTTTCTGTTGCAGCAGTTTTTAATGCGTCAATAGCATCAAGCGTTTCTTTAACGTCTTTTAATACTTCTTCGTTTGTTTTCATAGTTTAATTCACCTCCCTAATATTATTATATTAACTTTTTTAAATATTTTTCAAAATATTATTTATTTGATTGCCGCTCTTTGTATACTTTATGAACATCAATATGTCCCGCAAGAACTAGTATCTTCTGATTTCTAAATCCTGATTCTTCTTCTTTGAGTAATCTGTCTAGCATTTTTTGATGAGACTCTATATGCATATCATGATTATGGGTTGGACTAACAGGAAGAGGATCTCCTATATTAAAGAAATTTTCTTCTGTTTTAATTATATCTAGTTCAATCATATGCTTACTTTTCCCATATTTGCAGTGTCTTCTGTGGCTTCATCTTCTGCAATTTCTTTTTTTAATTTTTTAAGATGATTTTGAATATGATTTGCGTGTGTTGTTACATCTTTGCCCATTGACATGCAGTCTTGCATACAATAAGAATGAGATCTAAGATGAATTACGTGATCATCTGTTTCATCAACTTTTACTGCAATACCATTACACATAAGAATATTTTCTGCTTGTGCTTTTGCTCTCTGCATATCTTCTTCTTCTATTTCATCCATCTGTTCTTGAGTTAGTTTGTTTGGTTCTGCTCCATAAGTTTCATCATACATTCCTTTAAGAACTCCAAGCAAAAAATTATGAGTGCCTTCAAGGGTATATTCTACTTCTTTTGGTTGAGCATTTTCAATTTTCTTGACAATTTCAACAATTTCTTCTTTATTGACTTTTTCGTCTTTGTCTGTTTTAAGTGATTTTGCAATTGCGAGATTCATAGCATCTGGATTTGCCGGAATTGAGACGATCGATATTTCGTACAATTCAATAGCATCAATAAGATTATAAGCTTTTTTTGCTACATCATCAAATACCTTAACTGCTTTTCGTACAACTCCTCCTATTGAAAATCCTAAATTGACACCTTCTTCAATAGCTTTATATATTTGTCCTGCTTTTGGATTAACAGCATCAGAAACGACTTTAATTTTAATCTCCATATTTTGAGGACTAAAAGTAGCAATTTCTGTCATATTATCTTCGCTCTTAACAACAATAGGTTGTTCGTCTTTTTTAGCTTTAATTAATGCTTCTGTACAAGATCCAAAAAGATCATCTGGTACTTTGTATTCATGATTTGTAAAGATTGTAAGATTTGCTTCTGCTGTTGATTTCATTGTTTGAAGAGCAGCTTCGGACATTCTATCTCCATCACGATCAAGAGCTGTTGAAGAAGCAATACCAACAATGTATCGAGAATTATCATCACTTTTAACAGCTTTTAAAGTGTTTGTATAAAATTTGAATGTGTTATAGTTCATATATCATTGTTCACCTCTGCTTTGTAAGCCTCTAAATACCCAGAGCTATGTTGTATAGTTAGTTCTCCTCGCCCATCTTTTATCAGACGAAGCTGTAGACTTTCAATATTTTTGTACTCTACACCATTAATTATAACAACACTTTGTCTAGGATCTAAAGTTTTATTTGTTTTTATTTCTACTATCATATCTATCCTAATACGTTTCCATTAGCATCTCGTATCTTTCCGTCATCATTTGGTTTATTCGCGCGTCCTATTTTTTTTGGCCAACGGGTTCCTAAATCAATCTCTTGAGTTTCTTCATTCTTTGGTAAGATTTCAATATTTTTTAGCTCTTTTTTAATCTTTGTTTTCATCTTCAATATCTAAGTTTAATGACGGATCGTGTCTAGCTGCTTGTACTCTGTCTCTAAAATTTTGCTGACTTTGTTCAGTTTCAGCATCAAGTGCTTGTCGAACTTGATCTTGTTGAATTCTTCTTAATTCTAACAACTCTGCCATAGCCGCATTTGATTTTCTATTTGCTATCATACTAAACCACCTTTTTATTTAACTCATACTCCCGAATTAATTTTGCTACATTTTCTATTAAATCAGTAGGAACTTTTTTTATTCTTCCTCTGACCATTACTTGTATACGAATAAATGTTGCATCTTCCATAAGAAAATCTGCAGAATCAACTCCTAAGATTTCTGATTTAAAAGCATAAACTTCTTGTGTATCTTCTCCTTTGTCCATATTATTTTCTCCTTAATATTCTGGCAAATCTTCTTTAAACTTGCCTGTGCTAAGCTCTTTACGCTTTTTTTTGAAACTTTCTTGATATTTTTTTTCTTGCTCATATGTAACCTTCTTTTGTTCTTTTATAAAACTTATAATTGCATTGTGTATATCATGAACATAGGACCATCTATTCTTTGTATAAGAACCATCTTTACTAAGTTTATACACTAAATTCCAAGAGCCATAATAATTATAAAAAATACAAGGCTCTTGAGTTATATCAAAATCAATTTTTACTTCATCTTTTGAATAATGAGTTAAAAGTTCATTCAAGATACTATAATCTTGTGGGCTTATACCTCTACCAAAATTCATATTTGCTCCTTATTAATTTGTTATATTGAAATAATTTGTTATAAAATTTGCTGTTCTAGGCACTCCGCTAACATAGTATTTAAGACTACCTTCATAAAAATATATTCCCGGTTTGAGACCATCGCACGGTAATCTGAAAGTAGAATCATCAAACTCTTTAGATCCTGAAGTAATTGGAACTTCAAAAGAAATATGTTGGTGAACTATTCTGTGATCATCTTTTTCAAGTAATTGTAAGCTTATAGTCCCATGTGAGTTTATTTCAGAATATCGATAAATATGTATAGTTGCAATATCACATAATTTATATTCTTGACGAGTCGTATTTACAGAATAATAATAAAAATAAATTCTTTTATCAATATATTTATAGTACATATAAGGAATAAACCAGCCTAATATCATAAAAAGAAGGCTAAAAAATATCATGTAAGGAAATTTATCCTTAACTTGTTTTAGATGTTTTGTCATAAGAAATGCCTTTCTTATAATAGAAACCAACAATAGCTCCCATTAATCCATGAAGTAATGGTGAAGTTTCATACGTTGGACTAACTATATCTACTATCATAGAAATTGCCCATATTAAAGTCACTATAATTAACACAAAAGTACTGTTGTCCTTTTCTTCTGTTTTTTCAATAAAGCGATGAATTATATATCCGCTTAAAAATCCTAAACCATAGGATATTATGGCAACAATAGGGTTTATATAAGATATTAAGTCCATAATTATTCTTGTTTATAATCTATAATACATCTGCATTTGCTTCCACAAATTGTTTTTCCTCCACCTGGTAAAGTAGGCAAAGGATTCTCTTCTGAATATGGACTGTTTTTTTCAAGATTAGAACAGTCACTGCACACTTTATTATCTTGTTCAGTAATCCAAAAAGCTAATATTTTACTTCCTGGAGCACCGCTCTGAGCCTCTATAATTGCTTGAGCAAACCCATATTGAATTCCGTACCATACTAATCCACCAATAATTAAATCTGTTAAACGATATTCATTATTATCAAACCATTTTTGAATTTCTTCTTTTCCGTTCGTAGTTTTATTATATTCATTGAAAATATCATCCATTTGTTTTTGTTCATAAGATAAAGCTGCCCATTCATAATTTTTGATTTCTTTTGCACTATTAAATAGTTTATGAAGATTTTCTGGAATTTTAATTGAAATGCCTCTATTCTGAATTTCTTTAAAACCAATAATAACAGCTTCTCCAAAAGCTTCTGCTAAAATTAATAAAGCAGCATCTATATATTCTGAAGAATCAAACTGAGGTTTATCATATTGTTCTGGATTATCATCTAACTCTGTTATTTGTTTAGAAGTAAACTTATGAAGATAAGAATCACGTGTTTTTGTCCATAAAGAAGAAAGTCGAGATTTGTATTTATTTACAATTCGACTATATCTTTTATCTTTTGGCGTTATCCAATATTTTCGTTTCTCTTTAATGAGAAATTGTTTTATTAGATCCAATGTCTTTTGAAGCTTCTGTCTGTTTGTCATTTTCTTTTAAAGCTGTTTCAATTGTTTCTGCAAGCTGTTTAAGCCCATCAACAGTTGTAAAGCTTTTCTCTTTTGGCTTACTTTCATCCACGTTTGGCTGTTCATCGGCGCCTGGAGCTTTTGGTGGACTTTTCGGATTGTTTGGAGAATTAGGTTGTTGTTTTTCATTTGCTTTTGTTGCAGAATTTCGTCTTCGCAATTCAGCTACTGGAATTTTTTGCTTAGCAGCTTCTGCTTTAAGCCAAGCTTGTTCTTCTTGATATTCTTTAAATTGCATATCATATTGCTGTAAAAACACTAAACCTTGTGATGTTGCAATGACAGGCTCATCTCCAAAATCAGGATAAGGACGATGGCCTGCTTCTTCTCGCGCTTCATTAATTGTCATTCTTCCTGATTTGATTGCTCGATCATGAATTTTGTCCATTGTTTCTTTATCAGCAAGATCAACATTTTTAAAGACAAACATCACATCATCATATTCAAATCCAGATTTTCCTATAAGCTCTTGATTAATTTTATCTGCAATTAAGCCAAGAATTGGAAGAAGAGATTTATTCTTAAATACAAATGATTGATTATCCGCAGTTGCCCTATTAACATCTTCTGTGAATCCTAATTCGTGTTTTGTAACACCAAGAACAGCCATAACAAGTTCCATATAAAACTTCTGTCCTTGAAGCCATTGCATTTCAACGTTAGAAAATCTAAACTGATGCCAAGTAGCTCCTTCTGGCATAAATAATACTTTATGAGCTTTAGATTTAATTTCTTGTTCCCATTTTTGCATTAATCTTCTTGCAGCTTGTTCTGACAAATTAGGAATTGAAAAATATCCTTCTGGAAGAGCAGCAGACTCAAAATAAGTGCCGTTATAATTAAGAGCATTTATTAGCGTAGCCACTGTTTGAGCAATTACGTCAATTGGAGAAACACCATACATTGAAGTAGATATAGGATTAAGCATAAAGTAAATAAGCTCATCTTTATTCCACTCTGCTACTTTGCTTGTATTAAATTTTGGATCTTGTTGATAATAAGCTGGATCTAATAATTTTCCATTTTTATCATAATTCATTCTAATATATGGGCCTGGCACTGTATATATTTCTGCTATTTCATTAAGACCATTTCGAGTTTTTTCTATACCTGCAGCATCATGTATTTTAAGATCTATTGCTATTTTCTTTATTATTGCAGAAAAATTTTCTTGATTTTCATTAGGATCTTGAAGTAAATCATAAATCTTTTGTATATGGCTTTTTACTTGAGAAGAAATATTTTGTCGATCTGTCCCTGTATATTTTCTAGTAAACTGTCCCCATTCTTTTCTTGTTAAGACTGCAACTGATTTACCTTCTCTTTGTCCATAACCAAAAGTTTCTAAGATAGATTTTTTAGGAACTATTTCCCAATCCACTTTTGCAATTTGATCTGCGATTGTATTAATTGCCATGAAGACAATAGGAGTTTTATACAAACGAGTTCTAATCTCTGGAGAGTATTGAGCTGGAATAGGTTGTCCTAATTCCTTAGAGCGAGGATCATTTGTCACTACGTACTGAGCTTTTTGAGCTTTTGTAAACAATTTTGTAAACAATTTTGTAAAATTTATTTCCATATTATTCTGTTGAAAAGAATGAAATATCTTTTATGATTTCTCTCCATTGAGAAACTTTTAGTATTCCATCACAAATATTATTGTCGTGTTTCTTTTGAAGCAAATAAACTTTAGAGACATCTTTTAAAGTGTTTGCTAAATCTGTTGCTGATGTTATTGTAACATTAATACTCGACATTAATATTGTATCTCGTATCTTTTCATCATTAATAAAAAACTTTCTAAAAGAAGCATTAATTTGAGCTGCCTTTAGCCAGCGTAATACTTCTTCTTCATTTAAATGTTCATTTGGAACAATAAGATATAAGTCAAAAACTTCTGATAAAACAGAAACTGTTCCTAATGCACCTTTCCATGCTCCAAAATGTAATAAATTTTTTGTATCTTTTGTAAGCTTTTTATCAATAAGAGATTGAAGATCAACTGCTACTCTCAAGGCTTTTACTATTTTTCCCATATTTTGACTCCTTATACAGCTCTCCTATTAAGAATAAATAGTTTGCTGCATCACGTAATGTATCTAAAAAGTTTTCATCTTCAACTTTGAGTTCTCCCTTTTTAGCAAAAGTCTCTAGGCGAGACACCTTGTCTGAAAAACGAATCATTGCTCCCTTCCAAGCAGGAATGCCCATGTTTTCAGCTCTTCTAAAGTTAAAAAGTGGATCTTGATTTTCTCCTGTATAATCATGGTTCTTTTTTACGAGGATATTTTGCATTGAAGATATAAACTCTTCAAAGTCTTTCTCAAACTGTTGATGTGTTGTCATAACTGCTCCTTCTATACTCTATTGTAATATGTTATAATAGTAGTACTATGAAGAAATTCACAGAGCCCTTAAAAAATACTGTTGTTGAGACTAAATTAACTAAAGACGCCTTTAGTACATTTTTTTATCATTTTAAAGATCTTAAAAAATCTGATCAAACTTTTTATAAACACGACAATCGAAATGTAGATTATTCTAATATTGTAGGAGAGGCTAAACAAGTTGGCATAAAAAATATACCGTCTCAATTAGAACTTCAAAAACTAGTCTAGTTTTACTTTTTTCATTTAATAGTTTATAATAGCAATAATGAATGATTCTTCTTATGCTGACAAGCTAGGAAAGTTAGTAAGTAAATTTCACATTTATTGTGTATTTTCTCCTGTGAGCTCTTCTTCTATAGATGTCTATGATATAGATAAGTATGGTAATCCTAAAATAAATACTGGTCGTAGATATAAAGCAGAAACCTTCGAAAAAGCTGTTCTTAAAGCTTATTATCTTGAAATCGAGAATAAACTCATATAACCTATAATATTTTGTCTATTTACAATCTTCTTTTTTCCTGATACAATTTTCTCAGTATAAATTTTTTCTCAATAGGAGGAATATATGAGAAGAGCCAATATTTGTGTTGCAGATCCAATGCAACAGCGCGTAGTAACAGCAATTCGTTCTGCCTGCAGATATCAAAATGTAGGTAACGGACTTGATATTCATGAAGTTGCCGAAATATTAAATCTTGATTATAGTCTTGAAGTAGAAGCTTCTAAAACTAGAAGTACTGTTAGAAGTATAAAGAAACAATTTCTTGGACGTAATATTTATGTTCATCAAGAATTGTTTGGAAATGTAAATGGCAAATATGTGATTGCTCGACTAGGAACAGAATTATATTATGCTCTTGTACGACGAGAAATAGTGTATAGCTTAAAAATGGCCCAAGGTTATCAGAAAATGGCTGAGAACTTTGCAGAGAAGGTTCGTTAATATATAATATAATAGAGTATACATAACAGTATACTCTAACTGGTGAGTAGTTCAGAGGAAGAACGCTTCATTGACATTGAAGAGGCCACAGGTTCAAATCCTGTCTTACCAACTTATGGCAGATACAACAAAACATTGTCCAAAATGTGACTCAACAAATTTAATTAAACAGGATACAAGTACAAAAACAAACTGGAAGTGTTTAAATTGTAAGTTTGTTACAAAAGAACCTATAGAAAAATAACTGATTCCACAGTCGGCTAAAGGTAGGCCAGGTGGCTTTGAACCACTTAATCTGGGTTCGATTCCTAGCAGTGGAACTTAAGGCGTGTTGGAGGAGTGGCCCAACTCGTTTCCCTTTCAAGGAAAAGATCGCCGGTCCGAATCCGGCACACGCTACGTATGGCAGACAAAGAACGTCGCGGCAATCGCGAGAAAAAGAAACCAAAGAAAAACAAAAAGAAGTAAAGGGCTATTAGTGCTAATGGCAGAACGAAACTTTTGCAAAGTTTAGGTAAGAGTTCGATTCTCTTATGGTCCACAGTTGATGCCCCTGTTGTCTAGAGGCAGGACACTACCCCCTCAAGGTAGTAGCCAGAGTTCGAATCTCTGTAGGGGTACAAATTGAATATTTACAAATTTTAAAAGTTGGTATATAATAGTATTTGAACATTAAAAAATTAACTTTGGGAATCGCATAATAAGCTGCTACGCAGGGCTAGTGCACATTTGAAGCTAAGTGATTAGTATCTAGACTTTCGAAATAATCAAAGGTAAGCCTAGATCTCGCAAGAGTGATAATGGTCTCGAATCCAGTAGATTTTAACAATCACCTTACAGGCATATGTAAATTTTTACTGCAGAGGATTCAATGAGTGGCAAGTTCAGTAAAGGAGCTTGTTAGACCTTTTATGTTGAACTGGGGAAACCTGGAACAACCGCTGATTGGAAAAACGGATTTTTTATTGCCTTCTTTCCCATAGTTAGTTTTTTAATTGCGTTCATGGCGTAGTGGTAACGCGGCTGCCTTCCAAGCAGCGGTCAGGGGTTCGAGTCCCCTTGAATGCTCAGTCCTTTAGCTCAATGGCAGAGCGACTCTTTTACACAGAGAAGGTTGGGAGTTCAAGTCTCTTAGGGACTACAATGTTAGTATAATTTACGGTTGCTCTAAACTGATACTTACTTCAACCGTCAGATAAGGTTTAGAGACTAACAGATATGAATTTTAAAAAGAAAAAATTCAAGCATCGAATCTGGAGAAAAATGTTTTCTCCAATGAAATCTGTAGGAGAATGGAGCAGGATGCTACATTTGAACTGGATGAGAGATACTGTTGACAAAATGAACTTTAAAAAAAGAAAAGATCTGGAAGCTTGATCCCAACGGTTAAGGAACCTGTCTTGAAAACAGGCACGGGCGCAAGCTCTTGGGGGTTCGAATCCCTCAGCTTCCGCATTGGAAGAATCTGGAGTGGTTATCCTAGCCAGTTTGCTAAATTGGCAGCGTCGAAAGATTCTCGTGAGTTCGAATCTCACTTCTTCCGCTCACAATGGCTTAAATTGTGGTGGTGCTGATCAAGGCTGAAGATCAGTTAAATGCCGTAAGGCGGAGCAAAGCAATTGCAGAGGTCGGCCCATAGGAATGTATTGCTCAGTCCTATAAAACGACCAGCCAAAGGGTTTTGGTGAAAACCAAAATCTAACCGAACCCTTCAGGGTACGAAATGTTCGCAACTATATATCCTGGAATTGCTCGTATGGCGAAATGGTATACGCGATAGTTTCAAAAACTATTGTGAAAGCATGAAGGTTCGAATCCTTCTATGAGCACTCAAGATGTGGGACGCCGGGGATGACCACAGTAAAATAAAAACACTGGCTCCAAGCCCTTATAGCCCAACTGGCAGAGGCAACCGTCTTAAAAGCGGTCAAGTACAGGTTCGAATCCTGTTATAGGCACTCTTACCGTCACCTGAGCTGAAAGTTGTGACTCTTGTGGGACATTTCGAAGAGCTTTCTAGTCCCATTAGTAAAAGCGGTGTAGCTCAAATAGCCCTTGTAGTCAAATTGGCAAAGACAGCAGTTTTAGAAACTGCGTTCTAGAGGTTCGAGTCCTCTCATAGGCACTTAGGTGGATCACGTCATTACTTTATGTTTTGTACCGTGTAAAGCCACCTTTTTTTGGATCTATAGCTCAATGGTAGAGCATCCGCCTCTTAAGCGGACGGTTGAAAGTCCGAATCTTTCTGGATTCACAATGCGTGTATGAAAGAAGAAATCAAAGAAACAAAGTGTAAAAAATCTATTCTTGGACAACATAAATGGATTTATACAAGATCTGTTAGTGGAGCAGGAAGAACATTTACATATAAATTAGATATACCCGTCTGTGAAAGATGTGGAGAAAAGAGCTCATATAATGCTAAAATATAGATACAAATATAGATAGGATCTTTGGCATAGCGGAAGTGCACCAGCCTTTTAAGCTGGCTTAGGAAGGTTCAACTCCTTCAGGATTCACTTATGCCCTGTTAGTTCAATGGACAGAATACATCGCTTCTAACGACGGGATAGGGGTTCAATTCCTCTACGGGGTACTTAATGCTCTTATAGTTTAATGGACTAGAATGAGTGTCTTCGAAACACTGGATCTGGGTTCGACTCCCGGTAAGAGTACTTGATTCCGCGATCGTTCAACGGTAGGACGTCTGCCTCTGAAGCAGGAAATTGTAGTTCGAATCTAGGGCGCGGAACAAAATGGGTTTGTGGGAAAGTGGCTTAATCCGGCTCCCTGTCACGGAGCAGATCACGGGTTCGAATCCCGTCAAGCTCGCCAATTCTGATGTAGTTCAGAGGTAGAACGCCTCCCTGTTAAGGAGGATATCGGGAGTTCGAATCTCTCCGTCAGAGCAAGATGTGACCAGCATCTATAAAGGCTGGTCTTGACTTCAGGATATAGCGAAATTGGCATCGCGCCTGTTTTGGGAACAGGAGACTGAAAGTTCGAGTCTTTCTATCTTGACAAATGCACGTGTGGTGAAATTGGCAGACACGCATCGCTAAGGACGATGAGCCCTAAAAAAGCGTAGAGGTTCAACTCCTCTCATGTGCACAATGAACATTCGTCAAAAGACGGAGTTCATGCTGATATAGTTCGTTACGGAGGCGAATCAGTCTGTAAAACTGAACCCTTAACCGGGCCGTTAAGTTCAACTCTTAGGATCAGCACATAATACAGTCAAGGTGTACTGGTTGCACAAGCGTCTCCAAAACGCTTTGATAAAGTTCGATTCTTTATGACTGTGCAGACACGAAAAGAAAAAGAGCAAACATTATTGAAGATCTAATAAAATGGATGGGAACAAAGTCCTCTTTGTTTGTGCACACAATAGTATTTGTAATAGCAATATTGCTCATGTTCTTTTTTGACTTTGAAAAAGTATTATTAACATTAACAACATTATTATCTTTAGAAGCAATTTATTTGTCTCTATTTATTCAGATGACAGTAAATAAACAACAAGAGCATGTTGAAGATATTCTTGAAGATACTTCAGAGTTGACAGAAGAATAATTGCAGTCTAGTGTAAAGCAGCACACAGGGCTCATAATCCTGAAGTCACGGTGCGATTCCGTGGGCCGCAACAAATAAATGGCTACTTGGTATAATGGACATTACGGTCCTCTCATAAGGGACAGATTACTGTTCAATTCAGTAATTAGCCACAGTCTATCTACCATGTGTAGAAAAGATTACGGAGAACCCTTTGGGATCTCTGTCATGGATCGTTGGTGAAGTGGAAACACGGTTGTCTGCAAAACAACTAAACAACAGTTCGATTCTGTTATGATCCTCAAAGGAATAGTGTTCCGCAAGAGCTCTATTCGCAAGCTAATCCATGTGCTAACTTTCGTACGGAGTTACATGGAGATCCGCGGGATTGGTTTACCGGCAAAACGAATCATTGCCAATGATTAGTAACCAGTTCAATTCTGGTATTCCGCTCAAGGCTATTTACAGGTGATAATCGACATCTAAGGAATAGTGCTGTCAGCTAACAATTAGACGAATTTAATATTCGTACAACAAGAGTGAGTCATAGTCTGACAGAATTAATTCGATTGATTATACGATTTTTCAATCAGTAACGATATGCTCACTCTTAGTCGTTCTGGCCGAGCTGGTCAAGGCGTGTGACTGAAAATCACATTATCCGAGTTCGATTCTTGGGGGCGGCACAAAGTTGAGGGGGCTTTAAGCCCTTTAAGCCTACTTTCTCGAGTTGTCTGTAGTCTAATTTCCTATTTGCAAGTAGGAAGCGGAAGACAAGCAGTGCCTGGCGCAAGCCTTGTAACATAAAAGACTGGTTTACCTCAACCCATGCCTTCGTAGTTCACTGGCAGAACAGCTGTTTTGTAAACAGCATGTAAGAGGTTCGATTCCTCTCGATGGCTCATATAACATTGAAAGAAGCAAGAAAATGGTTAGCAGCATTTAAGAAAGCACGATTTAAGTGCATAGTGCCTAACCAAGTTATTGAAGCATTATTATTGGTGGAAAAAGCCAAGAAGCGAGGCACTGCACTGTGAATGCAGTCTGAGCGGGGGCAGTACC